AAATCCCTTATCAACAGCCTGTTTAATTTTCTCCCAAGCTATTGTTTTCTTTGGATAAGGACCACAAACAATCTCTTTATCACCTTCGGCTAATATCGCTAGTGATAGTACATCATTTGGATCAAATCCAATATCTGAATCAATGAACATCATATGGGTATAACCACTACGTAAAAATTCATCAACACAATAATTTCTTGCTCTAGTTATTAGAGACTCATTAAACAAATAGAACATCTTTATATCCATATTATAAGCTTGTCCTATCTTAGCTAAGTCACAACTAGATTTTGTATACATACCATGGCATTGTCCGCCATACATCGGGGTAGCTACAAAGATTTTCTTTTTACGTAAATCTTCTAACTCAACTGATATTTCCAAAATCAAACTCCTTGTTCATTATTAAAACCATTATATACCAAAAAGCCCATCTTTGTCAAGACAGGCTTTTCTTTTTTTATTGATTAGTAAGGTATCTCTTCACTATCAACAGTTTCACTATCAGTGGAAACTTCACTATCAATTTTAGTGTATAAATCTTTGAAAGATAATTTAGTATCTTCATCAAATCTATTTATGCACATATCAATGGCTGTCATTTTGTCATTGAAAATTGAGAAGGCTTTCGCTATGTGAACTAGCCTTCTAGTTGAGATAATCTCATCAACACCACCATCATAGAAAGTTTTTCTAATGATATCAGCCCAATCGACAAGTTTATTTGAAAAATTGATATCGTTGATTTTCAAATCATCAAATACTTTACCAAGTATTTTCTTTTCAATTGAAACTGAAGGGTATTCTTGCTCAACAGTAATTGGGAACCTCTCAAGAAAGGCTTCATTCATTACGTTGGTACCGATAAATCTACCATCATCAGAACCCTTACCTTTAGTGTTAGCAGTGGCAACAATAGTGAAACCAGCTTTTGGTTTAACAAACTCACCAGTTTTCTTGATGAAATAACCTTTGCCCTCAAGAATAGATTGAAGACACATAACTTTGGCTGGGTTAGCCAAGTCAAGTTCATCAAGAAGTGCTACTGCACCCTTTTCCATCGCATTGATGATAGGGCCTTTGAAGAACTTTGTATCGCCCTCAATAAGTCTGAAACCACCGATTAAATCATCTTCATCAGTTTCAACAGTAAAGTTGATTCTGATAACTTCTCGCTTGGCTTGGGCACAAGCTTGTTCGATACCGAATGTTTTACCATTACCAGACAAACCAGTCACATAAATTGGGTAAAACATTTTTGAACTAACAATCTTTTTAATAGATTGAAAGTTACCGAACGGAACGAAAAGTGGATCAATCGCAGGGATTAGATTCTCAGTAAAACCGTTATGATCAACAGTTAAACTAGCTTTAGGGGCTGGTATATAAGCCGCTTCAGCTTGATTGGGAACCTCCCCAATAACTTCGGCTTTAACAGCCGTTGTAGCAGTTTCTTGTTCACCTACTGGTAGCTGATACAAGCCTCTGCCGACACGGTACTTCCAAGCACCGTTATCGTCTTTAGTATAGATTAAAAAGTTCGGTTTGGGAAACCCCATACCTTGAATCTCTTTAATCTGGGCGGCAGTAATTGTGTTGGTACCGAATTTCTCAATTGCAGTATCAACAAATTTCTGTTGTTTATCATTTAAAATCATATTTTCACTCTCTCTAATTATTAAAAACGAATCACTTACACTATTATAATAGCAGGTTCTCTGGAAAAGTCAACCCCTCAAACCATATTTTATGCCACTAAATCAATAAATTTTGAAAGCATTAATCGGCTAGACTTTTTACCTTTGTTAGCTTTTCTAAAAGCTTGTCTTATCTGAGCCGTAGTAGCAGTTTCAGAAACTTCTATTGAACCATTTGAAGTTTCTAAATCTGAACCGAGAACTGCAAACTGGGTAGTGTAACCAGTATCTGTCCTATTGGATAGTATTGTGAATTTTTCTTTTTTCATTTCTACCCAAGCTGATTCTTTTTGAAGATGGCTCATTTCTCTAGGCAATTCACTTATCGCTGAAGTTTTTCTATTTGGAAGAATATGAAACCCTATCACATTAGTTTGGGTAAAATCAGCTAGTGACTTCAAAAGGGTTCTAGTCACTACATCACCACCATACCAATCACCATAATTAAGTCTATATTGCCTTTTAGTTATTGGGTTGACAAAAGAATGTCTTGGTTTTCTTGAGAACCCATATCTCTTTTCAATATAAGCTTTACCCAATCTAGCATCACCTTCAAAGTGGGACCAGTAATAAAGTGGGTGACTTTCTCCATCAGTTAAGAAAACTGTATTGACAATATCTAATCTATTTTTCTTTTGAAACATTGTCACCAAAGTATGGGCTGAAACTATCGCATCATTCAATGGAGTACCTGACAACCAAAATCTTTTCTGAACATAATAGCTACCATATTTACTACTTTGTCTATATCTATTTTCCCAATATTTACCAATCGCTAGAACAGTAGCCGCGGCTTTTTGAAATTCTATTCTAGACATTTTGTTATTGAAAAATTCTAATAGATGAAAATGACTAGAAAAGGTAGTTTCATTTTTTCTATGCATTTGTGAAGATTGATTCTCATTAGCTTTTTCTATATTCTGAGCAAACCACCCATCATTATTATCTGAGAAAGCATATACTACAAAAGGTATCTGAACTTGTCGGCAAAAGCTAACTAAGTTTAATAACTGATCTACAGTATTTGATAACTGACTAGCCATTGAACCACTCCAGTCTATAAACATTATTAAACCGTGGTTCTTACCATCTGGAACAATAGTCATCTTTTGAAAAATGTCATCTGAAAATTTGTAGTTGTTCATTTTCAAAGTATCGATAACCCCAGTTTTAGAAACTGTCGCCCTCTTATATTCGGCAGCCTTTTTCTTCATTTCAAATTCTTTAACAAGGTAGTTGATAGTCTTTTTATTGTTGACTTGAAATTCTTTGTACATTTTCATACCAGCATTAATCATATCGGTATTTTGAGAAACATCTTTAAGAATTTCTTTATAACTTCTAACTCTTTCAGTTATTTCTTTTTCTTTAAGATTAAGTTTGAAATTTTTAATATCAATATCTTTAGAAGTTGAACCAAATTCTGTTTTAAGATTTTCTTCTAAGGCTCTATCAGTTTCAGAGATGGGTAAATCAGGATCAAGAAGATCGTTTTCACCACCATCTTTACCAGACTCACCTTCTTCAGAAGAATTTGTTAAAACTTCTTTATCGCCATCAGAGTCATCTAAGCTAGAACTATCAGCATCACCACTGTCGCCATCATCGCCGCCATCATCTGACTCACTATCATCATCAGAGTCTTCAGAACTAGATGAATTTCCTTCTTCATCAGTTTCATCATCACCCCAACCATCATCAGAAAGGCCTTGCTGATAGTTTTCAAAATCATCATCACCATCTTCATCATCAAATTCATTATCGCCATCTTCTACCTCATTTTCTTCTTTTTGCATTTTCATCATTTGATCTGCTATAGCCTCTTCTTGGGCTTTTTCTTCTTGATGTTCTGCTTTTGCCATATCAAATAATTCGTGAGCAACTTTAATTGCATCATCAAAAGTTTCTAGGGCAGCCATTTTGTCAACCCAAACTTTTTCATTCTTTTCTATTTTAACGCCAACTGTTTGCCCACACTTGAACAAAACATTTAATCTATCTATCAGCTTATAGTTATTAATATGTTCGGCATCTTTACCGAACAAACCTTCTGATAATAATTTCTTGTAAGATTTAACAAAAGAACTTCTCAAACCAGGATATCGCCTCTGAATTAATTTCTCAATTCTGGCATCTTCAACTACGTTTAAGAAAGTTTTGAAATTCTTAGGATTATCAGTACATTCTGATAACCATTTATCAGCATCGGTCCATAATGCATGGCCAACTTCGTGCCCTACTAAATGATCATATGTAAAATCTTTCATATCTTCCCATAGTGGGAGAGTTAAGATACGATCTTTTACATTGAAACTTGCAGTATCAACACTACCGTGGACAATATCAATATTTTCTGTCGCTAATAGTTTGGCAAGAACTTCTTTTGAATTAATATTTAATGTCATAAACGAATCACTCTCTCTAATTACTCTTATAATCTATCATACTGGCAGGTTTTGTCAACCCCTTGAACCATATTTTTTTATTAATTCTTATACGGCAGTACCGTCATCAGTATCTAATTCTACTGTTGTGATAGACATCAAATCATCAGCTTTAAGGCCTTCTTGCTCAAAACCTGCGATAGCATTAGCTTCAGAAATAGAGGCAGTATCGCCGTAAGAATTAGCAAAAGTAGTGCTAACTATGAACTTATCGCCGTCAGCAGTAGTAGTTAAATGTTCAATTGATGTTGTAAAAAATGTATTTGGCATATTTTTTCTCTCTTTGTTATTATTAAAACGAATCACTTACACTTATATAATAGCAAATTGGTAGGTTATGTCAACCCCTTAAACCATATTAATTTAAAAAAATATGGTTAACCTTGAAAATTAGTAATTAATTTCATATTATAATTATTAGGCTTGTTTGTTAAGTTTTCTTTTACACCTGGTTTATATCTGAGTTTATTTTTCTTAAATGGTCCATAGTCAACATAATGATGCCATCTACCATATTTCCAAACTACTCTAGCTACATCTGGGTGTAAGTCAGCTAACATTTTAGATTTATTAATTGTACCATCTACATTATATCCAGTCTTTTTAAACTGATCATTCTCTGTAAATTCTGCGTGGTAAAACTCTTCAGTATTACCACCCTTAACAGTTTGTGTTGCTGATTTACCTTGCATAAATGCATTGAACTGAATCGTAACATCTCCATCTTTCAATACTCTTAAACAAATATCAGTATCTTCATTATATCTACCACGCCACCTGTGTTTACAATCGTTTCTAATCAGCAATGTGGAGTAGATTCTTGTATTTGCTACAAATGGTGGATATTTCTGATTTGGTGCAATAAAGAATCGATACTGAAATCCAGAGATAGGAACATTTTCAAATCTTTCTACGAAATCTTCGGCAGCCCTAAAGATTACACCACTCTCAACACGTATACGAATATTATTATGTAATCTATAAAAATCATCTATATTATCATCTAGTACCCAATGATAATCTGCACCAATAGATATTGAATGATCCCAACACCAGTTTCTTGCTCTCCCTGGGCCATCACCATGGTTACTAAAGGGAAGTTCTAATAGTGTTACATAATCACGTATTTTAAAATTATCTAAAGCTTTCTGATAATTATCCCAATCTTGTGGTTCAACTGAAATATAATGTGGTATTTTCATTCTAGCTAGACTTCTTGAAGTCTTCATAGATTCGTGGCGTGTTTTTGATATTATATAAACTGGGTGTCTAGGATTTGTCATTCAAAAAATTTCTCTAATGTTGGCCTTTGTGATGTTTTTATTTCTATATCATTAATTATATAATCATACTCTTTTCTGAGCAAAGTGTCAAGTCCCAAATTATTCCATTTTTGTTCACTTATACTATCTGCTTTATTCCAAGCACTTTCAAAAAAATGTTGGACAATAAAAGATTTATCTGATATCTCATCTATACTAGGCAAAGTATGCCCAAATAATTCTGTCTTTCCATCTAATCGTGTTGGAGTTTCCATTGAGTAGCATTTACTCTCACCCAACCAAGCTGGCAGAGGACAGAAATATATCGGTTGATAAACTTTGGCTGTAGTATCTGTTGAACATATTTTCTTTACTGTCCATAATACTGAGTTCCATTCATCTGAACTAGCTTTGGGATCAGTTTCTAATTTCTTCATTATCCAAATTGCCAAGTCGTGTACTTGCTTAGATGTATTGGGCCCAACTTTAATTGGGAAAGCAGTTAATTCTTTTCCGTCCCAACTATTGTCGTGTACTTTCATTGGTGGTTTATTTTCGCCCCATTGTGGTGCAAATCCACCAGTCTTTTTACTTGGCATTGTAGCGAACCAAGAATCATATTCTGGTAAAGGCTTCAATACTACGGCGTCCATATCAAGTACTACACCCTCTACTTGTGATGCTCTCTTTAATCTAATTGCATCAGCAACGTGGGCTATTGAATGGCCGTTAGTTAATGCTTTATGAACTATCTCATAATTTAACATTGAACTTGCATCTTTTATTTTGATAGATGGATATTCCCAGTATGTAACTTTCTGATATGTCCAGACTTCAACTTCATTGCCCATCTTTTCGTGAGCCTTAAATACTAATTCGTGAAATGGAGAGAATCTTAATTCACTTCCTCTCCAAGAAGTGGGACTACTTGATTCTGTAGGCTTATTGCTCCAGAATAAAATTATTTTCATTCTTCAATCCATCTCATTAAAGAGTTTTTAGTAATCTCTAACTTAGGGTACCACATAGATTTTGTTTTCTCTGTTGGTTTCATCTCTGAGTCAACTGCTGAATACTTTCGACAAAATTCTTCAAAGTCTTCTTTGTTTCGAAAATGTAATTGTATAGTTTTGAAAGTTTTTTTATCTTCTTGCTTATACTCTGGCATTTCTTTCCAGTGTTGTTTCCAAGGTTCTTCAACTACAGTTTCATCAAGTTCTGGCATAAAAGAAGTTAAGTCTGCATTGGGTTTTTCTTTGACGCCCAATAGACTTTCATACTCCGTAGATTCTTTAACGTCTTCTGACATATGATTCTCCTATAATTTTATAGCTATGGTTACCAGTATAGCAATTAATAACACGTTTGTCAAGATCATTTGAATACATAATATTAAATGATACCACACCCATCTATGCTTATATAAATTCTCTTTAGAAAAAGTTAAATCTTCGGCTTGTTCTTCTTCTATTTCAACTGGGTGCTTTTTTATACCGAGTGTTGTCAACCAATCCATCATGATAAATTCCTTTTTCTTAACTTATCTAATTTTCTTTTCTTTCTTTGAGCAAGTTCTAAATGATATCTATTTGCTCGACTCGTAAATCTTATACCATCTAATGTGTCTATAGCTTGTTGAAATAGTCCAGCAGTTACGTTCTCAAACTTGATAGTATTAACAGTACCATCTAGTCCAGCATATCTACATCTAATTTCTTTATGTCTTTTAACTTTGAGAAACAATCCAGGATATTGATAATGTGTTTCTTCGTTTAGAAACATCTGTTCTGATTTATTTACTATAATCGGATTAAACACTGGAATTATAGTCTCAGCATCACCAGGATTACCCAGGACGAATGCTTTTGCATCTATTGATAAATCACTAGCAGTTATACATAATAACCGAGTTTTTAGTAATTTAGCTTTGAGTTTGTCGAATATTTCTTGGTTGTTCATAATCTCTTTCTAATTTTCTATTCAATCTTCTATCTTTAGCTTTACCAGATTTCTTAAAAGATTTTTCCCAGGCTCTACTAAGTGAATGAGTCTTATCTCGTTTTATTCTCTCGTTTGCCATATAAGTTTATCGCTCCATTTTTTATCTTCACTTCGTCTTGTTGCCAATCTGGCCTTTCATCAAAATAATACCAAGCACAATTATCTTTACCAACTGATTTACTATCTGGGATCCATTTTACTCTACCAACACTTATAACACTACGTAACATATCTTGATATGGTATGCTTTGTTTCGTGTGGATCCAATCTGCATCAAATAATAAAAACATACCAACTTTACTAGAAAATTTCTCTATCATACTATGTAGGATTTTCCTATCCCAGGGTGGATTAGTTATGATAAATTGTGTAGATGGTTTTATAATCAATTCAAACATATCCCACTTTTCTATCCAATCAGCTTGGGGTTCAATATCAGAAGCTAATTGCAACTTTGCACCTGTACAATGATCTTCAATATGTTCTACTAATGTACCATCTCCAGCACATGGCTCAATATAAGTAAAATTATATGGCAAGTGAGGTACCACTGGAAGAAAAGCTTCCAACGGGGTTGGGTAGAAATCTCTTTCTTTTCTTTCATAGTCACTCCTCTTTCCCATTATATTCTATTTCTCTTATGCCACATTTCTAAATCTTCGTGTGTGTTTATTTCAATACCATCAAATTTCACTTTAGCTACACCTATCTCAACTTCATTTTTTAACCAACGTAACTGTTCTAATCCTTCTATTGTTTCTTCTTCTGAAACACCATAGTGTGGATAATTCCACAATGCACTTCTTCTATAACCATATACACCCAAATGCCATTCACCATAACCAGTAATACCTCTACCAAACCAACAAGCTTTACTATCTGCTCTAACAAGCTTTACAGAATTTGGATCTTTCTTCTGTTCTTCTGGCATATCTGTGTATACAGTACTAACTGGATAATAATCTAATAGTTCAACACATTTCTCTATACACTCTACAGTAACATCTGGCATATCGCATTGTACATTTATAAACTTCTCATACTTATCTAGTTCTTTCCATTTCATTGCACCAGCAACACGTTCAGTACCATTGTTGTACATAAATTGATCAAAGTATACTACATCAGCAAAAGATGAAATTACATCATCATCTGTAGCAATATAAACTGGAAGTCCTGATTTACCAGCGGCTTTCGCCACATACTTCACCATAGGGATACCATTTAATCTAGCTATAGCTTTTCCATGAAATCTTGTACTTCCATATCTAGCTGGTATGACAATACAAGTATTCATCTTATGCGGCAATTCTACTAAAGTTTTTAATCTTTTCGAATTTGATTTGATTTCTAAACTTTTCAGCAAGAATATCTCCTTTGTGTGAGATAACAAACACGTTAGTTTGATTATCCAATTGATTTAACAATTTCAAAAATTCATCACACCCATTATTATCTAAAGATGCATCAAACACTTCGTCTAGCACTAATAAATTTGTATTAATAGAGTTCTTTAGTTTAGCTATTGCTCTCCAAGTAAACAGTAATGCTAAGTCAATTCTCATCTTTTCACCTTCTGAAAATGATGCATAAGAAAATTCATCTCTGTGTCTACTTCTGATTACTTCATTGAATTGCTCATCTAACTCAAACAACACGAAAAAATCTAAAGCGGCAAGATATTTATTAATCAATTTATTCATAACGGGTACGTATTGCTTAATAATTTTCTTTTTTATTCCATCATCTTTCAACATATTTACTGCTACACCAAACAACTCTTTCTCATTGACTAACTCTTCTTTCTTAGTCTCATATATCCTTTTATCATCTTCGTGTGTCTTTAAAGTTTCTATAGCATCAGTAGAATCTACACCCGTAGATTTTATCTTTTCAATTTCATCTTGATTTTTCTTTATAGACTTATTTAGGGATTTTATATTTGAATTATTCTCGGTTATCTGTGTCTGTAGTGAATTAAGTTCTGTTTGCTTTTCCATCAACTCCATAATTCTTTTATCAAGTTTAGCAACTTCATCTACAAGTTTATCTTCACCATCATATATTTCTTTCTGTTGTTCTTCGTGTTCTGCTATCTTTTGTTTCTTGATAGTCTCATCAATTTCTTGTGAACAAGTTGGACAATTATTTGTTTCAGCAAAGAACTGGATCTTTTTTTGTATGTTCTTTACTTTAGTACTCATTCTTTTGTGTATATCATCAAGTTTAGTTCTTTTAGTTTCTTCACCTTTAAGTGGTAAAACTTTCTCTGATAGTTTTTCAATATCTAACAATATAGTATTAGATGTTTGTGATAGATCATTTATCTCATCTTGGGCACCATCAATCAATCCTTGAAATGTAGCTATCGTATCATCATTCTGTTCTTTAAGCTTACGGATATATGATTGTTGGGTTTCTATCTTATTCATAAGTAAATCTATTTGATAGTCTGTATCACGGATCGATTCTCTGTTATCTGCTACTCTATCTTTTAGTAGTTTACCCATATTAGAGAATATACTAATGTCTAATAAATCTTCTATAACTTCTCTTCTATGAGCAACAGATAGTTGCATAAATGGAATAAATGTAGATGCACCGAGTACAACTATTTGAGTAAAAGATTTAAAGTTTAATTTGATAATAGTTTCTTCTAATTGCTTTTGATAATCTCTAGAAGAACCGGGTTGATTAAGTAAAGTATTATCTTGATATATTTCAAATAAAGCTGGCTTAATTCCTCTCTTAATAATATAGTCTGTTTTACCAATAGTAAAATTAACGTGAACTTCTAAACCACCCATATTAATTGAGTTAAGCATTTGAGACTTAGAAATTTTTCTAAATGGTTTATTGAATAGTACAAAGCATAATGCATCAAGTATAGTAGATTTGCCAGATCCATTTTCTCCAACAATAATAGTGTTTGCATGTTCATTTAATTTCACTTTAGTCCATACGTTACCCGTTGATAAGAAATTCTTCCAACGAATATCTTTAAAATAAATCATCTACCCTCTTTCTCTTTACTTTCTCTAAATAATCTGAAATTTCTCTAGTGGGTTTCCAACCCAACTTTAAAACTGGAGATATATCCATTTCATTATTATTTACTTCGAAAGATTCACCTTCCATTTTTTTAACCCATACCATATTAAGATTCTCGACAATATCAGTTAGCTTAGTAGTCTTGCCTGAACCTATGTTATATACACTATACAGTTGTTTAAAGTCTTTGTCAAGAAAAAAGATTATAGCATCTACAATATCTTCAACGTGGATAAAATCTCTCGTATGATCTGTGACATATTCTAATCTATTGTAATATAGCTTAGTCATAAACATATCTTTTCTACTACGTGGTCCGTATACTGTAGAAAATCTTAAACCCAATTGCTCTGGCATTGCCGTTGCTTCGTTCATCTTTTTAGTTGCCGCATATGGATTCTTCCACCAATGTATCGCACTAGATGAAGAAGCATAGATTAATTTCTTACCATAATGATGACAAACTTCTTGAACGTGTTTAGTGTTTTCAACATTCTCTCTGTAATACTCTTCTTCATTACCTATACTATTTCTAACACCAGTCATAGCGGCAAGATGTATAACTACTTCTGCATCAGTAGAAAATAATTTTATATCTTTCTCTCTTTTAAGATCCCAGTAATCAATTTTATAACCAAGTCTTTCTAACTTTGGACATAAAGTCCCACCAATAAAGCCATCACAGCCAGTTACTGCTATCTGTGTCATAATATTTCTACTTGAGAAGTTTTCGAAAATGCAACTTTAAAAAGTTCAGTATGTCTGTAGTGCCAGGGCTGAAATCTGCCAAGCATTTGTGTAGTTGGTTTATGTCTATCCATTTTTCCACTCTATAATCAATATCTAAATAATGGGGTACTTCAAACAGTTGATTTGTATCTTCATATTTACTTTCTTTGATTGTATCCATCCATATAGTAAAATCAGCTTTAACAATATCTCTCATCTCTTGACGAGGTGCTATAAAATCTAAAATACCTTTTTGTTGCACCATTCGTTCTAATTGGCGCCATCTACCACGTTCACTAAAATCCCAATCATTATGTAATGTACGATAGAAATCTGCATTGTGATGTGGTATACAAAAATGATATGCTAATTCTTTTGCTAAAGTTGTTTTCCCTGAACCGGGTAAACCGAATATTAATATTTTCATTTGAATAAATCTTTCAATGTATCTTTAATTTCTTGTGGTATTCTAGTGGGTTTTTCATCAACGACATATGCACACTTTACTATAGCTAGAAATATTAAATCTTTATCTCTAGTTATCACTTGATTTAAACCAACACTTGCACCTTTTATGTAATCTAAATTAGTTGTTACTGTTAGTATATCATCAAATCTTGCAGGAGATTTGAAGTCTGCACAGACATTAGCTACTGTAAAATTAAATTTAAGATTATAATCACGAATTGGTTCTGAACGAGCCCTTTCTATATACTTAAAATAATTAGCATAGTAAACTACTCCTAAAAAATCTGTATCTTCATGATATACTCTTATAGTATGTTTCATTAGACTTCCATATACAAAGCTTCATTATATAATGTTCGCATCAAACTGTCAAGCTTTTTCTTGGGGACAGATGTTTCCATATTTTCGATATATTTAGAAAGTATAGTAACAGTATCTTGAGTTTGATTAATTAAATCATCATCACCTTCTAAGTGTAAATTCAAATGATCGTCTACTATCTGTATTGCTATTGGACTTTCTTGATGAAGTTTATCCATAAACAAATCAAACGTATAAGGATTTTCTTTTTGTTGAGTTACTACTTTAACATAGGTACCTTCATACATAGAATAATCTTGATGTAAAATCTCATCAGAAGTTTTCTTAACATCATCATAGAATATCTTATGAAACATACGATAAGGATTACGTATCATTTCTAATTCTCTTGTATTAGTATCAAAGATATGAAAGCCTTTGGGATCTTGATAATCACTCCAAGTAAGTTCATATTGTGTACCAAGATAATTAATATTACTATTAGTAGATTTTGTGTGGAAGTGGCCAGAAACAACCATATCAAAATTTTTAAAATCTTCTACACTCATACCGTGTTCGTTAGTTACACCTCTCATCATAGGTGAACCAGCAATTTCTAGATGTCCGAAACAAACTTGTGCTTTAGAGTTTTTAATATGATTCATACTATCAGAATAATTACTAGAATTAATCCATGGTAAAAATAGAATGTCAGTTCCATCAAAAGTTTGTACTGAAGGATCTGAATAGTAAGAAACTTTATGTTTATCAAATAGTTCAGCCATAGAATTGATATCATTTGTGTTCTTATATGGTACATCATGGTTACCAATAATAACGTGAAAATCAATCCCTCTATCTAAGATAGGGTGTAATAGTGTATCTTTAAGATGTCTGAGAGTTACAAAGTTTATATACTTACGTCTATCTACAATATCACCAAGATGTATTACAGTATCTATGTGGTGTTCATCTATATATGGTAGAAATATATTATCTACAAATCTTTTGAAGTAATCTAAAAAGTGTTGCGAATCATTTCTAACACCCCAATGGGTGTCATTAATTATAGCTATCTTCATTTATTCAGCCATAAATTTGTCTAGGGGAGCAACTGTCTTTCTTTTCTTTCTACGTTTATGTTCTTCAAAATTTACTATGAAATCATTCATATACTCTTCACTCCATTCATTATATTTTATCTTATCAGCATAAGTATTATTATTACCATCGTGAGTATGTCTTTCTGACGTTTCACCGAATAGGTTAGTATTCTCTGATGCTTTATACTTTGTATACAAATACTTCTTCTCTTTTTGTATACGTCTTAAAAATGCAAAATAAATTATTTGTGTAAAATATGCAAAAGGATTTCTGGATTTCTCTGGATTAAAGTTGTCAATATATTGTAAACAATTTTCTACTCCATCAGATATCATTTCTTCTCTGAATGTATAATTCACAAAATTTGGCTTATATGATAAATGTGTTGCTATCTTCATAATACAATCACCGATATAAAACGGCACTCTAGGGCGAGTATCTGATTTTGAATCAATAACAGATTCTCGGTATTTAATCATTTCTGCTAGGAATTTTTTGTTATCCACATAATTATGTTTCTGTCGCTTAGCCATCAATGCACCGTATGTGGGAATGTATTAGAACTGTAAATTTTTTTCATAGCCTGTTTCACTCTTTCTTTCATTGTTTCTTCTGTTTCTGGTTCCATTTCGCCTCTAACATTAACAAGAGACTTATAATAAAATTCTTGTGTTTCTTTAGGTACTTCATTAGACATTATCACATGTTGCATACTAATGTCAACACTTATTTTCTCTTTCTCAAATGGTACCCAAAATGTAGTAATCATAGCTGGACCACCAAAGTGCTGAATGAAATCCAACTTGAGTGGTTCTGATACTGTAAGTTTAGTATCATCTTTATATGTTATGTCAGCTATCAATGTTTCACCATTTGATAGTTTAATTACAGATATCATCTTTTAACCTTATGTTGTATATCTTATAATCAAATTCTTCTTCATTATACATTTTCACTCTGACGGCAAAGTGTTTAAGAGTAAAATTATGCCAAGACTTCCAAGATAAATCATCAGAAATATCGTATAGAGTCGCCAAAACTTTTTTATCACTTTTACGTAATCCTCTACCTATAGATTGTAAATTTCTTATACGAGACTTACTAGGACTAGCAAAAATAATATTGTGTAAGTTTCGTATATTAATGCCAGTTGAGAATGTGCCATAACTAGCCACGATAATTGCATCTGACTCTTTCTCAGTAATTTCCCTAGCACGTTCTCTTTCTTGAGCATCAACCCCTCCATATATAAAAAATACTTTTCGTTTACCATTTACACTACTATTTATGAGTTCATAAATTATTTTACCATGTTTTTCTACCATCTGAAATAATATAAGAGTATTACCTTTTCTACTTAATGCTAAGTTTTTTATAAAATTATTTCGTGGTGTATGTCCTGCAAGAAATTTAATCTCTTCATCATACTTCGCATTACTCATCATTTTACGTGTAGTATCAGTATATTTAAGTACTAATGCTTTAATTTTCAAGTCTGCTATTGTCTTACTATCAATTAATTCTCTAGTAGATATGGCCTTCATAACTGGACCAAACAATCCCTCTAGTACTAATCTATGTGTTTGTGTTTCATCTAATGTACCAGTAAAGCCAAATCTATATTCACAATTCTCTAACTTAGTCATTATCTTTGTAAGAGAGTTAGCTTTGAATAAATGTGCTTCATCACCTATTATCATATCAAACTGATCAAACCATTTCTTTGGTAATTTATAGATAGATTGCCAAGTTGAAATAAAAATGTCTGCATCTGCATTTTTGTCTTGACCTGACATAATTAAATGTGTAGAATAGGTATTGTTAGAATCAGAATAATCTTTAAAATCTTTATCTAACTGATATACAAGTGATGTTGTGGGAACTATTACTAATTTACGCCCCGGAATATAATCACATAACATAAAAATAATCAAAGATTTACCACTAGCAGTTGGAGATAATATCAAGGCTCTTTCGTTTCGGATAGCATGGGCAAATGCTCCTAATTGATAATCTCGAGGCTTTATTTTATAATTTTTACAGAAGAGAGCGGCCTCGTTTAACGATATATCATTTATATCATCTAAGCCGTCACGTATATCTAAATCGTAATCTCTTTGTTCAGCAAAAAGTTTTAAGTGATGTAGAAGTCCCCGATATATAAGTTTAGTGTTGACATTGAATAATCTAATCTTACCGTCCCAATAGCGATTACGATAAGCTGGCATAAATGAAGCCCCAGGTACATCAAATGTAAAGTACTCACTTAACTCTTTGGCGATACCAGTTTCTGTCTCAATAGAGACATATACGGCGTCTCTTTTGGAGATTCTGATGGTATCTCTTCTTTGTCGGGAAATATTTTTAGTGTCTTGTATGGATAACTCTTTGTCCATAGTATTGCATGATCTTTCTTAAATTTTTCAATTCGCATTTTTAATAGTGCGATTCTATCTTCGCTATCCAGTGATGAATCTATTCCAGTCGATTGCATTTTTTATCTGAAACCCTCTGTTATTTATCTGTCTTAAAACAGCCTCTAAATAGTTGACTTTCTCTTCTTGTACTGATACCCTAAGACTATGTTCTGTAAGAGCATCATCACTATCAACATATAAATCAACTTCGTTCTTTAATAATTTTTTGTAAAATTGTTCTCTACCAAGTTCTTTTAATTCTTCTTGATCTAGTTCACCTAGATAATACTCTAGTATTAATCTACGTTTCTTTTTAAGTTCAGCTTTAGCTTGAAACATTTTTATTCGTTCTGCCATAAATATCTTTAAGTATTTATTATGAACTACTGGTATATTCGAACTTTCTGTGGCTAATTCAGTTTCGTCCATCTGACTATCTTTATTCCACATTTCCATAATATCTTCAATCTTCATTCACATCTTCCTTTTTACGATAAACTTCTACGTAACTTTCACATTTAGGACAAGATAAATTAGTTACCATATCATAATCTTCATTATCTTCTTCAATATCGTGATCCCCACCCCAAATCAATTCATTACTACAATGCCAACATCTCATATATCAGTCCCTTTACTTTGTTCTAAAACTTCCACTATCTTCTTTTCAGTAGAACATATAACACGTTCTATATCTTTTGCTCTACCATATTCCATATAAAGTTTAGCAGTCATTTTTTTAATTAGTACTGGATCGTTAGCACCATTAATACACTCTTCTACAGTTTCAAATGAAGGCCTTTCGAACACGTACATATCTTTCATTCCATTGGGTAACAATGTACTAAAAATAATAACAATCAAATAATCCATAACTATCTCTTTTTTAATTTCTTCTGTGGTTTCTCTATCTGTGGTTCATCTTTGGGTGATTTATTGAAAATAACTTTCTGTCTCATTGCTAATTGAGAACGGAACTTATGTTTATGTTCTGGTACATTTTCAATATATATCTTTATAGCAGTATAACCAAATCCTTTAAATAAAAGTAATCCATCTTTCCATACAATACCCTTTCCCTTATCTAATTCAAGAGCAAAATTACCATATGTGTATGTTAATATAGACATTATAACACAATTACTTTACTGTGTCAATTGAATACTTCCTATATGCAAATTGAACTGAACCCACTAGATATTCTATTTCAGTTCCTTGCACGTTAAATTCTAATGCACCTAAACTTATTGGGTACAAATCTATGAATTTAATTTCAATGTTGGGTTGATATTGTGCAGTAGTAACTAGAAGAGATCCATCTGAATGAGTTAACCCTGCGTGTGTGTTTGTTTGCTGTAATGTAGATTGTAGATTTGCTCTTTGTTGAAAGTTATCTGGATATCCTAATCCTTCTAACCAATCATATATTTCTTTAAAGTTTTTTAAATCTTCGTCTACTTGAAATCTTAAATCTAATGGAGAGAATACAAGCTTATCGCCTGGTACTGGTATCTTAATAAAGATATTTTCTTGATCTACTTGTCCTAATGTGATGTCTGGTATAGATGCCGCTGTACAAAAATAATTGACATTTGGTAATTTTTGAATAGCAAATTTAAAACCCTGGGGTGATAAAAAGCTAAGATTTCCGGGCATAGTTCCTTGAAGTGCCATTGCGTAAACTCCTTATATACTCTATTTATAAGTTTACGCAATGACTAGTTTATAATTAAGGCTTCATAGCATCAATGCCAGGAAGATAGTCACTCATACCCAATAATTCTCCAGTAGAGAATTTACCATCGAACGGATCTAATTGTCCGTCATGAATTTTATTAGCTATCATAACAGCAACGTCAGACACTTCTTCGGGCATATTTGTCATTGGAGCCATTTCTACCATTCCAGTATCCATACCTCCCCAAGTATCAGAAGTTTCCCAACTACCATCAATAACAGCCATTACTCTTTCAACATAGTAAGGACCCCATTGATCAATTATAGCAGTCAATTGTGTATTTGGGGCAAACATAATCATATCAGAAGCTTGTCCAAAAGCTTTCACTCCGTATTCTTCAGCAACTTGTAAAGCCGCTGGTGAATCTGTATGCTGTGTAATGATATCAGCACCTTGTTGTATTAATACTCTAGCGGCATCGCCTTCTTTACCTGGATCATACCAAGTATTTACCCATACTACATCTATATCAAAATCAGGATTTACAGAAGTAGCACCTAACCAAAACGAATTAATTCCACGAATAACTTCCGGGATAGGAAATGAAGCAATATAACCAGCTTTACCTTTTTCACTCATCATTCCTGCAATCACGCCTTGTATATATCTACCTTCATAAAACTTTGAAGAGTAAACTGACATATTAGGGGCAGTTTTATAACCAGTGGCATGTTCAAATTTCACATCAGGAAATCTTTTAGCAACTTTTAACATTGCGTCCATATATCCAAATGATGTAGCAAATATAATATCAGCACCTTGCAGAGCCATATTAGTCATAACTCTTTCAGCATCAGGACCTTCAGCAACATTCTCTACATAAAAAGTTTCTACTAATCCACCTAGTTCTTCTTCAACCATCTGTCGGCCTTGATCGTGCATATATGTCCAGCCATGATCGCCTACTGGTCCTACATACACAAATCCCACTTTAACTTTTTCATCTGCTAAAGCGGGTGTAATTAAAAATAACGACAATAATACTATTGTCAATGATCTAATAAAATTCATTGATAATCCTTTCGAGGGTGTTGCGGCAGGATCGTAAGGAGATACTCTGCCAGTTTTTGATAATACGTTACATTTGTCGTAACACAACTATATAGTATTTCAAAAACCCAAAAAAAAGAGGGCCGTTAAGCCCTCTTAAAGTTTTTATGTGATACTGAGATTACATTAAGTTATTAACTTTTGTTAATCTGTAATACTTGTTACCATCTCCAGAACCAAGTCTAGCCGCAACACCGTTAGCATCAGCAGTAGCGAAAGGATTTGCTACCATACCGTAACGAGTTTTGAAACCAATCTTTGGTTGAAAAGATTGCTCACCAATTGCTCTTACCATTTGAAGAGGTACATAAGGACAATAGAAAAGTCCAGCATCAAAGGCACTAGAACCTTTATACCCTAATGTGTAGTAATGAGCCGCAGAAGCGCCTGAACTTGCAGGTGCGAAATAAGGATCGATATACACTTTGATTCTTCCGTTAAGAACACCAGCAAATGTATTTCCTGTATCGTCTACGTTTAGGTTGTTGTTTAGAGCAGGTGTGTAGTCAAGTACACCAGCCATTTGAAGTGCAGAAGCTACATCAGAAGAACATAACATTACGTTACCTTTACCTCGTCTGGTTGCTTTTGCTAGTTCGTTAGCATCACGTTCAATGTTGAACATTAAGCCTTTGAACTTTTCAACACTCCAACGTCCATTTGAGTCTGTATCAAGATCAAATGTACCAGCGGCAGTTGTGTTGTTTTGTGAACCAGCTACAGCAGAGTAGTTAATTGTTCTCACAACTTCTCTGTTGATCTCAGCTAAGATTTCAGCAGATAGTATGTTTGACAATTCGGTTTCAGCATCAAGTCCGTGAATTGCTTTCAAGTCTTGTGCTAATTCCATTGTGTACTCAGCTTTTAGGGCTCTTGAAACAGCAGTTACAGAAATTTTCTCGATTGAGAAAGCCATTTCGTTGAAACCGTTATTAGCAGTTCCGTCACCCAATGCTTCACTTTGAGCAGTTGTCATACCTGTGTGGACGTTATAAGCACCACCAGTTGACGAAGCCGATCTTGCAGTAGGATCAGTTCCTGCCATTACTCCACCAGCAGAAGAGTTAGCCGCTCCGAAAGAGGCTGTATTCGCTCCGTTACCAGCGCCTCTAGATACGTGAGTTCCTGCTTCATTGAAGAGTGCTTCACTACCTGATTGAGATGCTAGTCTGGATCTCATTGCGAAAATGAGTCCTGTTGGTCCAGTCATTGGTTGAACACCGCAAACATCATATGCTATAAGATTTGGCATAGAACGTCTTACGAGTGAGATTAAAACGGGATCAAAAGTGTCTACACTACCAGCAGATGCTGTAGAACTTGAGGCTCCCATTGCGTTAGTTGGCGCCGCTTCTCCAAGTAGAGAAGGACTTCTATATCCACCAGAACCAGCGTTTTGCTCTCTGGCAGAATTTTCTTGGTTTTCAAGAAGAGTTGCAGTTACGGCTCTCTTATGGGCATCCTTTATTTCTGCTAAATCAGGGTGCTCAAGAACTGGCTGCCACTTCTTTTGAAGTTCATCAGATTGATACATATTAGTTTCTCCTTTAAACTATTTTCAGCCTTTAGTTACAATATTTATAAATTATTACTTTTTGATGCTTCGAGATATGGCCTGCGTGTACGCGGCCATAGAGCCGTTCACTTGGTTACTATCTTCCTCTATATTCTCCAGAGGTTCTTCCTCACTCACATCATTCTCATTTACCACTTCCCCGTCTTTTGGAAAATAGTTCTCCTTGATAGTCTTTAGCTTGTCGATATACTTCTCGTCTTCTACATCAACACCTTCAGCTAGGGACTTCAATTTCTCTTTCTGAGTCTCTGTTAGTTCTTCGCTAACTTGAATGAAAGCTTCATTCTTTTTCATCTCAGATAATGCTTTTTTAACTTCGATATTCTTTTCGATTTCTTCATTGACTGATTTTTCTAGTTCTTCAACTTTAGAAGCCATCTCATCAACAATATCTACTTTATCTTCTGGAATGTCAATATAGTTTTCTGTGAAAAGATTACGTAAGCCAACCATAAAGTTTTCAACGATTTCAGAACGTATGCCTTTTTCGATGGCAAGTTCATTATCTTTAACCCACTCTTCAGCGACATACTCTAGATAATCGTCAAGCTTTTTAGTTAAGTCTTCTTTTAGAGACTCTTTTTCAGCTTCGATTTCAGCATTCATATCTACTGTTGCGTTTTCTAGTACTTCATTTACTTTTGAAAGTACAGCGGCTTCAAAGATTGTTGTTGCTTTATCTTTAAAGTCTTCTGACAAATCTTCGTTACCAAATAATGCTTTAACATCATCTGAAATATCGATATCGTCTTTAGATACTTTAATTGTTTCTTTAAGTGTTGGTGCTTTTTCAGTTTCAGCTACTTCTTCATTAGCAGGTTTCATCATGGTTGTTACCATATCTTTAACACCTGATTTATTCATAGAGTTAAGTTTCTGAACCATAGCATTGATCATACCAACTTTAGTACCAGGGAGTTTTTGAGCAGGCTCACCGGCTCCCTTTTTGGCTTCTTTGCCTGAATTTGACTTAGGATCTGGATCTGGAATTTCTGAAGGATCACCCATTGACGCCTTTTTACCTTCGTCAATTGAACTATCATCTGACTCAACAGCTTCAACTTCCTGATCAGCAACCACGTCCTCGAGGATTTCTTCCTCTTGAGTGTTTTCTTGAACTTGATCGGACATCTATTTGCTCCTTGTTTTGATCATTTTATTAATTACAATCTATTTATAAATTTTATAGTTTTGATAGAAAATCTTCAAAGACTTTCAACTTTACATTCTCTAACTCACTTCTCGAGGCTGTTTTAACCTCATTCTGCATGTCAGCGATATCGGCTTCACGTATCATACCGTTATCCCATACCCATTCTTTGCTTTCCATAATGCCATTAACGAAGGCACTAGGTGCAGATGGATCAGCAACTATATCAGCGGCAGTTGCTAGATAAAAATCTTTTTGTACTTCTTGGGCGCCGCCCTTTTGCTGTAAACTTCCCATACCACGACTTGATACACCAAGTTGTGCGCCTTCTTTCATAAGAGACTCAACTATTTTACCATATGGTGTTTCAGTCATAATTTTTGCTTTACCAATGAAATTAGAACCTTCTTTTCTTAGTGATGTTATAAGATGTGACACTCTCTCTAAATTAATAGTAGGTCCTTGTGGATGTCCAAGTTCACCATATGCTCTCTTCTTTTGAATATATTCTTGATCATATCTTGCTACTTCATTAGCTAGAATGGCACTCGGATAAACTCTTCCATTTCTATTTTTAATATCGCCTTGCATAAAGACACCTTCTATATGAAGACTTTTCTTTCCGTCTTTTTCTTCGTGCAGATATTGAACTTCTTCAAAGTTGTCTTCACATATTAGTTTCATTAGATTGAATCTCCTGCGGCTACTTGTGTACCCGATACTGTAGTAGGTCCACGTAATCCCTGGCCAATAAATAAATTAACTACCATCTGGCCATTAGCGGGTATTTTTATTGTTCCGACATCGGCATCATCAGCCGCGTTTCGGACTGTTACAGTTACAGCAGAAGTATGTCCACAAAGATGAACTGCTGTACAGTCATCAAATTTTGTAGTACCAGTAGCTAGTGCTGTAGATGTCCCTTTTACTGTTATTCCCATTTCTTTGTCCTTAATTATTTTGCATAATATCTAAGACTTTCATTAAGCCTTCTGGTCCACTGTCCAGTAACTTTTCAACTTTAGCCTTAGTATCAGCTTTTTTAATTCTTTTATCGAATGACTTAGTGATCATATTGGCAGTTTGCATATCAATCATCATCTGTTTGCCATTCTTAAACTTAATTTTTTGAGCCTGTTTATCTTTAACTATCTTACGTAAAGTATCTAAAACGCCTTCATCTAACTTTTTTTTTTCGTCTTCTACTTCGACTTCTTCTTTGATACTTCCGTTAAAGATATGATCTTGTCCTCTAGGCTCAGCATCAGATTTAGTAACTTTATGTTTAGCTACAAACTCTTCTTCCCCTTTAGAACGAGGCTTATATTTAATTGCTTCATCATCAGAATCTTTCGGTGCTATGTAATCTTTAGCATCGGCTTCGCCAATGAAATTACTGAACTTCTGTAGTCGCATCTGTTGGTTCCTCTACTGGTTCGGCTGTCGCTACTTCTGGTTCTACAGTAACTTCTGGTTCTACTTCTTGAGTTTTCATAAAGTTAGCCGCAACATCTACTCTTTTTAGTTCTACTGCTTGTGCTACTCTATCTGCCATTAATTTATTAACAGCATTTTTAAACTCACCTGAATTACCAGACATTGCAAAATTTACTGCATCTGCGGAAGTGTATTCTTTCTCAGCCATAATTTATTCTCCTATTGCATATTTATAATTGTTTATTCCTCAGTCTCCAATTCATCATCGGATTCTTTCTCACCTTCAATTTCTTGATCTATTTGTTCAATATCTTCTTCAGTTTGCTTTAAAACATTCTCTCTAATCCACTTTTGAGAGAAATATCTTCCTGTATATTGATCTATATCTTGTAATAAAGTCATTCTTTCTCTTAGAATTTCACCATCTCTTAATTCTGAGAAGTGATTATCTTCTTGAAAGTCAAACTTTAATAAATCTCTTACTTCAGCCCATTCACCTAAAGTCATAACACCCTTAAGCATAAGCTGTTTTTCTAATAAAACTAAAAATAATTCTGAGAATTTAGAACGTAATCTATTAACAAACTTAGAAAATTTAATTTCATCTCTTGTTATTTCAGAATTTCTACCAACATTAAACTGTGTATCTGTCTCTAATCGTGAGATAGGTACGTTTAATGATTCATAAAGCTTACGTCTAAAGTATTGTACGTCATCTAATTCACCAAGATTTTGTCCACCTGGTAAAGTAGTAATTTCAGTTCCTCTTCCACCCTCTCTTCTAGGGAGCCAATAATCTTCTAGCATAGTGAGAAATTTTCTATCATCTCTTACTTCACCAGTATTAGCATCATACACAAGTTTGTTCTTGTGTTTAATCATCATATCTCTTAGGTATTGTTCAGCTTTTTGCTTCGGTAAATTACCAACATCAATGTAGAATATTCTTCTTTCAGGTGCCCTAGCTAATCTGTAAATAACAGTAGCATCTTCTAGCATTCTTAACTGATTAAGTGGTTTAATAGCTTTATGTAAGTGTGATAGTACAGAATAGTTTCTAGTGTCTAAAACTCCACTATGACAATAAGCTATGGCATCTGGTGCAATTTTAAGTCCAGAATTAGTATCATTAACACCCTTGTTTTGATATAGATAAAACTCTTCGTACTTCTTATCAAATACTTCTTTCATTAATGCCGCAGAGTCTATCTTAGCTTTTGGATCTCGTACTGGCTTTTTAACTTTTTTGATTTTTCTTGGATCAACGTAACGTAATTCTTTGATACCCAATCTAGGACTTTTTAAATCTATAACACAATGATAGTAAATTCTTCCATCTACATACCATTTACGAAAGATTTCATAACCCTTAGTATTCATTCTAAGCATCTTCAGAATAGAATCAAACTCCATACGTATGAGTTCTTTGATATCGTCTGAAAGATAACCCTCTTCAACATCGTCCATGTTGATTTCTACAGGCATTTGATTATCATCAACAATAATAGCCTCGTTGATGACATCATCTATTGCCCGTTCAGCCTCTGGTTGCAGAGACATTTCTCTGTATTTTGTTATAAGGGCTGATTCATTTTTGATTTTATTTTCAAGATCAACTGTTGTTCCGAATGCTCCACCTTCAGCGATAGTTAAAGAACCATCATCTGATGATGGGGGAACAAATGAAGGTAGATTCTGAGCATCTTTGTCAGGCCTACCTATACGAAATCCGAATAGTTCAACTGCTTCTCGCAGAAAACCCTTTCTTTCTCCTGCCATATTATATCCTTTACGTGTGTCTAATCATATATTTATGACTCACGAAATCACTTGCTGGAATTAAATTCCGCCTGCATTTCCTGTAGTACCACCTGATACTTCCCAATAATCATACTGAAAAGTCACAGTATATTCTTGGATTGTTTCGGCGTCCCAAGCCATATCTATAGTAGACACTTCTGATGGATATAATCCGACAAAGTTGTATACTCGTAGAATTTCGCCAGTTTTAGAATACTGAGTTACCTGTGCTGAAGCTTTATACAGAGTTGGAGCAGAACCGCCAGTAGTTCTCAAGTTACCTTGAACACTATTGATAGAGTGATTCCATTGTTCCATTGCATTTCTGATTGTCATATCTTCATCATTAATGATAGTAGGACTCCATTCTGCGTATGTTCTATTACCCGCTATCTTAATCTGTCTACCAAAATATGGAACTTCAATAGTTCCTAAAGTAGCCGCAGGTATTTGAGCCCCCTTACACATAAAGGGGACTTGAGCATCAGCAACTCCATTAATCGGGTTTGTAATATTCACTTGAAAAAGTGAGTTTCTTGCACCACCCGACTTTAAGGCACCAGAAAATTCGTTTACATTAAAAGCCATTTTTTTATCTCCTGTCTACCTATTTATGTTGCTTTCCCTACAATTTCAGAAAATTCTATTCCAGAACGAACTGCAACAAAGTTAAGTTGAATGTAGTTTATTGAACGTGCTGGTTTAACATAAATGTCTCCAACAAATTCGTTTCTATCGATTACTTCACCCGTATTGTTAGTGCCATCACATACAACAGCAAAGTCTGTAATACCTCTTCGCCCTTGAACATCTCGTAAGAAAGGCTCTACTAAGTTTTTGAATTGTGAACGTGTGAAAGTATCATTAAATTCAAATAGAGTGAATTTAGCGGCAGTTGAGATAGCTTTTTCTAGAACTATAAACAATCGTCTTACATTAATTCTATCGAAAGCACTAGGTTGAGCCAACATAGTTTTATCACCGAACAATACAGTACCTTGTCCAGGGAATGTTACTACTGGGTTAACACCCTTCTTGTATAGTTCATCTCTATCTGCTTTTGATGGATTGAATGCTAGTTTGATACAATTCTTAACATTACCTCTATTGAAGCCTGCTGGTGAATACCATGGATCTCTAGTTAAGTCTGTTTGAACCATAAGCCCTGCAGTATCTCCATTTAAAGGAACATATCTATATACATCATTATATTTGTCATACTGATATTTCCATCCAGAGTCCATAACTGCATAAGAAGAACTAGGTAGTGTATCTCTATATGCGATAATGTCTGTTCTTTCTTTACCAGCATAAGAGTTGTTATTAACACAATCTGCTCTTTCTGGTGAAACAACTGCTACACAGTCTTTTCTTGAACCAGCTATGTTAGATATCATATGTGTAGCTACAGTTACAGCATTTGCTGAACCGAGTACAAGTGATATATCAACATCTTCTGCTGATTTAAATTTATCTAATCCTGCAATTATGGCAGAAGTACCAGGGCTGGTACCATCTATTCCCTTACTCATAATATTTGTTACAGGTAGAGCCGCGGCCGCATAAGATATACCAGAACCAGCTGTTCCGTTATTTGTAGAACCAGCTATTTTTCCAGAATTTGTTAAGTTAGTGTTGTGGGCTCCCCACCAAATCCAAGATGAACTTTGATTGATTACATCTTTGTAGTAGTTTCCTCCACCTTGTTCTGTTTTGGCGTCAGAAGCTACTGAGACATTTTCCCAAACTTCTAATACTTGTCCTGCAGAACCAGAGATTTCTCCTCCATGATCGACAACTACAACGTGTACTGCATCTCCAGTTGAGTTAACTGTATTTGCGTGTGTAGTAGTTGTGGGTGCATTGTCTACACTATTAAAATATTCCCATCTTCTTGTAATATTTACTGCACTTCTAGTAACAGTATTACCTGTGTAATTACTATCTAGAGTGATTGTGTTACCAGACATAGATGCTATCTTACAACTGTGCTTATCTGGTCCTAGTAGAATTAAATCTCCTACAGCGAAACTGTTTCCAGGTGTAAAAGAGTTAGTATTAATTTTTAATAATTTTGTGTTCTGTGTTATTGTGTGGGTTTGTGCTACTGTTACTGCACTTTCATATGCCGCTTTTCCTTGACATACAGATACTTTTAAACTATTTCCCATTATTCCAGGATATTTTGCTATCCAGTCACCATTATTAGATGCATGGGTGAAAGCTTCTTCATAGTGTGTAGTATTTTTAACATATGCACCGACTGAACCAGTCACGGCATTTTTAGCTGTTGAAGAGTCTACTACTCGTACTGTAAATAAGGAATTACCATAAGATAAAAAGTTTGCCGCAGTAAAGAAGTCACTAGCTGTATTAGAATTGGGTTTTGAGAAAGTTGATACTAATCTATCTTCGCTATCGATTAATACTCTCTCTTCAACAGGACCCCATTTAAAATGTCCAGCTAATGCCCCGGTTGTAGTCGAAACTGCAGGCACAACAGTAGTAAGATCAACCTCACTAACATTAACTCCAGGTGATACTTGAAATGCCATTGTTTATCTCCTTTAAGATTATACCAAGATTTTTTGCATTTAGTTTGCTTTATTACACCAATATTTATAAAAAACACTTTTTAAGTGATTTAGATTCTATACCAGTTATCTTTGTTTTTACTGTTGATAAATTCTTCTATATCAGCTTGATTGTGTACAATTCCTTGCTCAGGCTGTCCATCATCTACAATTGCAAAGGGTAAAGCTTGTTCCTCTAACATTCTTAACTTATCATCATAGATTCTTTGTCTTATATCTGTATCAGTAATGTCTCTAAAATATGTTTGTTTGGCTAGCCAAGAGAATAAAACACAACACATTACTAAATCGTCATGCGAACCCTCTTCAGCTTCATAGCTTCCATTTCTACTTATAAAAGTAGATAATTCCACTATCAAGTCATAGTCTTGTATAATAAATTTATCTTGTTCAACTAAATCTTTTAGATTAGAACAACCTATTCTTTTGACTTGTTTTGTTGTTCTTATTCCCATAGATGTAGAACCAGAAAATCCACCACTTATTTGTTGTCCTGCTCTACCCTTAAGAGTAGTTGACAACATATTTTCATACTCTAAGTCTTGATGTAATATATCTGCTACTTGTTGTCCTATATCATTAACTTCAACAAGAACAAATGCTTGATTGTAATGCATTCCCACATTGTATATAATTGTCGGATATACAAGAGGTGACATATCTTTACTTCTAAACTTTGCTACTAATTGATATGGCATTTGTGTTATATCTACTACAACAAATGCAGAGTAATCTAAACCAACACCTCTTGAAACATCAACAGACATTGCATATGTGTGTCCCTCAATAGCATCTTCATATACATCTACTTCTTCCCAAACTTTTCGTGGTTGAACGTGTGCTAAATTTTTTAATTTAGTTGGGTGTATGAGAGTACCAGCAGAACCGAGAAATTCACAATCAAATTCTTGTCTAAACTGCTCATCTGATGTATTAGCTATCGTTTCTAATTTCCATTGTTCATCTCTTCCTGGTACTTGGTCCCAATGAACTTCGATAGGTACATATTTACTATTCTTTTCTTCTGCATCAGTCCACATCTTATAGAAATGATTCATACCATTCGGTGTAGATACGATAATAACTTTCGAACTTTGTCCAGAAGATATCGTAGGATAAACAGAACTGAAAAACTCTTCAGCCATATTATTACCCACAAATGCAAATTCGTCTAAGAATATCAGATTGTAAGAACCACCACGAATAGCTGAAGATGATGTTGCGGCTGATACAACTTTAGAACTATTCTCTAATTCTATGTTACCTTTATTCCACACAACAATTCCTTGCTGTAACCATTTTGGTAAGTATTCATATGCTAATTGTATTTTACCTAACAAATCTCTTGCAAGAGAACCTTTGTTAGCAAGAATGGCTATGTTCTGACTATCATGGAATAATATTAGCCATAATATGTAAGCTGTAACTGTTGTTGATTTTCCTGATTGTCTTGGTAGTTTACATATACTAAAACGATTATTATTAAATGTTTTAACCATCTCTTCTTGAAAGTCATACATTTCAAAGGGTATTAGTCCTCTGTCTACGTTAATAATCTTAACATAATTCTTTGCAAAGTATACTGGATCTTTAGAACATTTTAGAAATTCGTTTACACTATCTTTAGTATATTCAACTTGTACACCCTTTGCTTTAAGATTTGGATTTCCAAGATACGTATTAGTTGGCATTCGTTTTTCTATCTTCTATGTTTCTATCTCTTTCGTTTATAAAAACTCTATTTTTTAAATGTTCTTCTGCTATATCATCTTTAGATTGTCCGTGATAAGCAACTGCGTGATGTTCATCAATCATCTTTAGATTTATATTATGTGTACCACCATACCATAATTCTCCAAGTATTCTACCAAACTTTCCCTTAGCATCATAAGTTTTTGTTCTCAAAGTGACATCACCTGCTGTTACCCATTTAGTAAGAAATTCTTTAGCTTTTAGTCCATACACTTTCTCTTCAGCATCACTTGTTCTAGATTCGGGTGTATCGATACCGTGAAGTCTTACTCTTTCTTTATGTAACCAAACTCCGAAACCCAAATCGATATCAACATCAACAGTATCTCCGTCAATTACTTTTACTACTTTTACATTATATTCGTACATTTCATCTCCCGTTTATCATTTTTTGAAGTTCAGCAGTTGAACCAACAAACAATGCATTTGTTACTTGTTGAGGTTGTTCTTTTTCATCTTCTTTTTTTAAGTCTTTAACTTTCTTTTGAATCTCTAGTAAGTCTTTATTCGCATCTACAAGTGTCTTGGTAAGTTGAGATACAACTTCAAATGCTCTAGGGTGTTCACTAGCTTTCGCTAAGTCAATTAAATTATCTAAAGCTTCTGTACCCTTTTCAATAACTCCGTACAAATTTTCTCTTGCATATTTGTAATCGTTATCTACATCTTCAGGCACATTAACTTCTGTTTTTTCTTTTTCTACTTCCACTAAATCAGTCCCCACTTTGAAAACATCATTTAGATTATCTGTCACATTATTTTTCATTGAAAGAAATCTTCCCTATCAAAAGCAAATCCATAATTAGAGTTTGCTGATATTTGGTTTATAGGAACACTAGCTGAACTATTTGATGTCGGCTGTCCATTCGCTAAAAGTCCTGGTGTTAAAGTTATTTTTTGTAGTTTATCATCTGTCGTACTAATAACTACATTTCCAGTAGCAGTATTACTAGAAGGAATAAACTGATTAACATAAGCCCTACGTATAATACCACGATTAGTAACAGGTCCAAATATATATCCTTTTATTCTAAATTGAAATGTATATATTATTGCTCTACGTGTGTCAAAATCACCATCATATGTATCTTCTATTGTCATACCAGTAAGCACAGTAGGAACATCTACGTATTGATTTAATTCTTTAACTATCTTTATACTATTTGTCCACTCTGGGCGAAAGTATGGTAATATCTGTTCTACTACTTGTACTGCATCTTCATTGTTTGCGAACATACCATAAAGAACCATATCGATATCATATGGAGCTGGAGTCCAAGTTTGTCTTAAAGTATTGTTTCCTCCACCTTTACCAACTTGTTTATTAGAACGAGCTAGTACTCTTTCTGGAGCGTAAAGCATAGATTCAATTTCGAAAGATAACCGCGGTAACACCATTGCTATCTCTCTTCTACCATCTGGATCACTTCTAAGTTTTGCTAGAAATTTTTCTTTTGGGCCGTATGCAATGGGTACACGTATCTGTTGAGTACTTTCGCCTGCTTTATTGAAACGTACTACATCTATATCATTAAACATATTACCAAACATGATAATATATTTACGTATGGCGCTATGATAGTGAAATTGTCCAAACATTACCAATCAGTCCCTTCACTAAATGGATTCCGTTCTGTAAAGTCTAAGAAACCAGTTTTTTCTGTTTCGAATAATTGATTATTCGCTGTTGAGTTTGAGTGTGTTGTATTAGCAGTATTCTCTAATAATAATCCACTATTATCTTCAAGTTTAATACCACCTGCAAAAGTTTCTACAGTAAATGTAACTGATGGCACATATGGAGTACCATTAACATTGACATAACCTCTTCCAGCACTACTCATACTAACACTAGTAACTCCAGAGCCAGTTAATATAGGTGTCCCTGTGGCTGTTTGTCTATCAGGTGGATTAGTAATATTAACTGTTGGTGGATTTTCATAATATTTACCACCTTCAGTAATTGTAATACTTGTAATATTTCCTTGACTATTAGCTGTAGCTGTTCCAGATGCCGCAAAATGTATAGCATTATTTGGAGCGGCAATTGTTATTGTAGGTGCTGAAGTATAACCACCACCTGCAGATTGAACAGTTAAACTTGCAACACCATTATTAGTATTAAGAGAAGATGTTATAACAGCATCTTGTCCAGAAGGAGAGGCTGTAACTGAAACAGATGGTGGTTGTAAATAAAATCCACCTGCTCTCGTAATATTTGTCCCTGTAACAGCTCCACTTGATATTGCCGCTGTCGCTGTTGCATTTAATCTTTGTGTTGTTTCTGGATCTGAGAAAGTTACTGGAACATTTGCTATATATCCAGAACCATATTGATTTGTATTTAATGTTGCACCCGTTACTGCACCACCTGATATTGCCGCTGTAGCTAAAGCTTTCTGTGCCGCGGGTGGGGCTCCAAATGTAACTGCTGGAACAGTTGCGTAATCTCCAGAATTTGTTACTGTAACACTACCAACTCCACCATTTGAGAGTATCGCTGTACCAACTGCTCTTTCTTTATAAGTTTCAAGAAGTACTTGAAAGTTAAGTACGTTGATAGTGTGTCTTGCGGCCAGATCATCAATCGCTTTAACACCTGTTTCAACAACTTCGTGACTGTATTCGAACAACTCACAACGTAAATCATACATCTGTAAAGAACCCATTTGGTAGAATATTGGTTGCTTATCTACATATTTAATTTCGTAAAGCTGTCCTGTGAGTGGAAAGAATATTAAATCACCTTCCATTGGGCGTTGTATTTTATCGCCTTGATTATCTAACTTAATAGCACCTTCTGGTATTTCTTCTTGATATCTTCTATGTGATACTGAGAAAGTAATCTGATCTCTAACTTCTAGATTAAACTTTGATAGAAACTCACCCTCTCCATCAAAACCCTCTACGTTCTTAATATACATTTCTATTGGATATGCACTATCAAATTTAGATAATACATCTTCACCAAACAAATCATCTTCTTTTATGAGTTGTCTTGGAATATAGAAATTGTCATAGCCATAAATCTTAATTGATTCGATTATTAAATCTTCAATTAGATTCTGTTGCCCACTATGAGCATTATTATTAAAATAAAAATTAGTTGGCATTTAAATTATCCAATCATGTCCATTACGGGCATAGAAAACTTTGATATTATTTCTTCTTCTAATCTTTTTATCTCTTCTTCAGCTTCGCCCCATATAGCAGAACCATTAAAACTTACACCACCAGGGAGTTGCATACCTTCAAACTTCTTGAGATTTTCTCCCCATTGACGTTTGATAAGTTGTGTTGTATATTGTCTTAACCACCAATCTCCCCATACAGAAGTATGTGTATCTGGATTTAAAACTTTATAACACTCTACAATAAGATATTCACCAGCAGTTACTTTTGAAACCCAGTCCATATCTATATAAAGTTTATCTGTATGTCTATTGAAACGTATACCTTGTTGCCCTACAAATATCTCTTGCATCAAGGCAATATTTTCCATATTGGTATAGTAACCAGAGAAGGCCGACTTGCTCCAGTCGAAAACTTCGTTTAATGTTAACTGATATCTAAGATTAAATAGATTGTTTGCATTGAGTCCTGTTCCAACTGGAAAAACTCTAATGATACCACTAACAGTTGATGGTATATCAATATATTTGTTTGTAATATTTGCTGTTGTTATAGTATGCTTTAAAAAATCTTTTTCAGTTCCGTCATAATGATAATCTCTATAGAAAGATAAAGCATCATCAATACGATCATCTACTTGATCATCATCAACATTTATTTCAACAACTGGATGTCCTAATCTTCTAAGACAGTAATCCTTCAATGTTGTTCTTGAATTGGGAGTTGACATAATTTTTCCTTACTTTTAATTATGTCTCTATTTATAATACTTCCTACATTAGTTAGGCTAGATTAGTTGTCGTCCATATGTGTATTAAAAGGTGTGTTCGTTGAAGTAACATCATCTAAATCTTTCAAATGTCCATATGTACCATTTGCTATAGCAGTAGTTATTTCAATGTTTTTTGTAGTATAATTATCATATTTCCAACCATCAAAATTTATACTCTGGCCTTGAGTACCCGCCAATCCAATATCACCAGTTCTGTTACTAGCATCTTCAAAAGCACAGTCAATGGCTCTTACGGCATTAGCAGATCCAGAATAAGGAGCCATTACTGTACCATAATTCAAAAATGTACAATGTTTAAATGTTCTTTTATAAGTAGTACTAGCAGTATTATCATATCTCCAAGAAAAATTACCACCATTCAAGTCAATGATACAATTGAGCATTGAACCAGCACCTTTGCCATCTCTGGTAATAGCACACTCATAGTTAGTAGTTGAAGTTTGATGTCTATGATAAGTAAGATTGAACATAAATTGACGATAAGTTAAAGTTATTGGATCAGGCGCACTATTAGAACTACCCCAAGAACTACTGAAAATAGGGTGATCTCGTCTACCAGTTGTTCCGTCGTGATTGTGCCATAAGAATATGTTGTTGGGTTTTGCACCTCCACCACAGAATGCAATCCGTTTTTGAGCAAATGGATCTGTTGACGAAGTATCATGTCCAGTACTATGAGTGATTTTGAAATGTCCATAACCTCCTGCGGCGGGTTTGAGATATATTAAATCACCGTGTGCGGCAGTACTAGTAATCAAAGTATCAAGACTTACTGCATTTGCTTCATCAACACCACCAGTAACTTCTCTAACTGTTCCCGATGTATGTGCGATATATATGGTTTTGAAAGCAAGTCCAGGAGAGAAATTGAGACTACAAGCTACTGCGTGAGAAGTAGTAGAAATACCATCAGTTGCTTTAAGTCTTAATGTAAAGTTACCAGCATGTGCTGTATTTGTTGATGGTGTAAATGTAAATGTACCACCCGATGCGGCAACATTAGTTATCTGATTAGGGCTAGCTGGTGCAGTATCGTAAGCATACGTAATTGGAAAACCTTCTGGATCTTCAGCGGCTATCGTCAAGGCACTTGTAGCACCAGAAGACGATAATTCAAGTGAACTAGCTGGTGTTGTAGTAAGTCTTGGCGTTTCATTAGCACCTGTGCTTACTCTATCCCATTCTGCTCCGTCCCAAATATATAATGCCTTCGTAGCTGTAGCAAAAGCATAATCACCTGCAACATTACCAGAACTCGGTAATGCGGCCAAATTTGCGTATACTGTTACAGCAGTATCGGAATCTTTTGTTGAGTCCCAAACACCTTTACTAGTATTGTAAACAAATCCTTGATATATTGCCCCATTACTTGGACTACTTGGAAAGTTTAAGGCCATTTGTTATTCTCCTCTTAAAATAGACTTTAATTATGTCTCTATTTATAATTATAAAATAGACTGTGAAATTCTTAAAGTCTGATCATCAATTTTAAACAAGTCGTTTAAATGTCCAGTTTTATGAGTTGGTACACCAGATTTAGAATATGTTTTATAATGTGCAGATAAGTGACTACCAGCATCAGCACCATCTGTAAATGTTACCCCATTTTGATTTCCACCTTGCGAACCACCGATTGTTGGATATCTAGCTTTATCACTTAATCTTATTCCAAATATCTTTCCGTTAAAACATTCAGTACCATTATTAAAAGCACCTATGTCTACTTGTCCAGTCATTGAATGAGAGTTTGATATAGTTGTAGTATCTTCTATGCCATCATGGTATAATTTCCATACATTACTTGCGTTTCTTATTAATGCAATATGATACCAAGTACCTGTAGCAGTAGGTGTCCAACTAAAGTTTGCACTACCACTTGCATTATAAAATCTTATTTTATTAGCAGTTTGATAATAGTATATCTGACTACCATTAATAGTTATAAGAGTTTGACTTGAGGCAAGTGTATCGAAATTAAACCAACCTTCAATTGTATATTCTCCTGTACCACCAGCGGCTCCACTTGAATATCTTATAAAGTTATTATTTGTACCAGGAAAATCTCTACTTTTTTGTCCACTAGAAGTAAATGGAAGAGTTGTACTTGCAGGAACTGTTCCTGTAACTGAATTGCCAGTAGATAAAGTATCTTCTTGACACGATATTAAATCTGTATCTGAATCACTTGTGAATTTTTCTGTGGGCTTTGAAAAATAAAATGATTGTGTAAATTTAGTACCTTCAGGTGTTGTTCCAGTATCATCATCAAAAGCACAATTAGTTAATTTTAAAGCTCCATCTACACCACTATAACTACTAGTAACATCATTGTAATTTACAAAAGAACAATTAATAAAATTGGTAACTGGTACATTAAGATTACTGTTGTTATATTGCCAACTAAATTTTGCCGCAGTAGCAGAAGAAGATGGATTATATGTTGTTTGACTTGCACCATCAACTCTATAATCAAATAATACATTTTGAAAAGAACAACCACCTTGTCTTCCATATGGATCACCAATCATAGCTTCTATATAACTACTTCCTGTATAAATTTCTCTCCAGAATGTTAGATTAAACATTTTTCTCCAATATGTTCTAACTGGTGATGCCCCACTTGCGGCAGTATAAGATGCGGCTGTTTGAGCATCTAAAACTTTTGTAGATGTTCCAGTACCAGCTGTATGTATTATAATAATATATGTGGGATCTGCACCTGATCCTGCAATTGCAAAATGTTTACCATCAAATAAATCACCAGCATAAGGAGTATCAAAATTTGTATTATTAACATCTAATGTAAAATATCCATAACTCGAACCAGCTTTTGGAGTTAATTTAACAAGATCACCGTTTTGTGCGGTAGATGTTAGCATAGTAGTTAAACTTATAGGAGATGCTCTTGTTCCACCTGCTAAAATTCTTTCTGTACCACTTGTTCCAGAATCTGAAATTCCTGTACCACTAAGATATGCATTTTTAAATGCAAGATATGGTGTATATGTTGCTTTTAATGTTGCAGTAGCAGTACCAGTATTAACTTGATCACTAGCATTAATAGTTACAGAACCACTCCAAGTACCCTCGTTTGCTTTTACATTTGTAATTCTTACATGGTTATTAGATGCAGTATGAACAAATGTAGCTGTATTTGTATCTGCAATACCAGAGTTTGATACTGTAACTGTAATTGGTTTTGTATCATCTGTAACTGTATATGTTAGATCGGCAGTATTACCACTTGTTCCAAATTCAAAATCAGTTGCATTTAATGTCACAGCTGGAATCGCATTTTGATCTTTTAAATAATACCAACCAGAACCATTAGATATAAAAACTCTATTTTCTGCTAAAGTATAAGCTAAAGAACCAGCTCCTTGTGAAGCGGCTAGTGTGTTAGTTAATGCGGCCTTGTTTGCTACATTTAATGTACCTTTTGCGACATATCTTTCTGTACTGTAAGTTGACATTCTAATTACCCACCCTTATCGAATATAGCTTGTATTTGTGCTTGTGTTAATGCGCCATCGTAAACTTGTATGGCATCTAGAGCAGATGGATAAGTCATACCAGAATAAGTATAACCTGCTCCAATTATACTTACTCTATTATAACTTGTACTACCAGCAACACTCTTATCTGTAATCTCTTTTGTCATTGTGCCACTAGCATCAACATATCCATCAATATTATTATTTGTTTTATGTACATAAGCTAACATACGCCAAGTACCATTTATCATAGATGTAGTACCTTTCGTTGCAGAGCCACCTCCACAAACACATATCACACCATCTTCTAATCCAAATCCACACCAAACAGATCCTGTAGTATCACCAAAGAAGGGAATACCTGGAGAATATGCACTATTCGTACCATTATTCTGTGTTCCTTTGTACCAAACTATAAATGTTTTTCCGTTACTACTATTAGCATTTGCTAATTCACCCATTGTTAAATAAGCACTCGCACTAGTTCCACTTAAATATCCACCATTGAGAGTACCACCCGTTTGGTTACTATATGATGGTGAACCAGTTGTAGTGGGAGTTCCCCAAGATCCTGTTTTACCCATAGCACCACCATTGAAAGTTAAACCTAACAATCGAGTTGTACCAGCTGGTTGATGAAGTTCTTCAGTATAAGAATAAACTACATTTGCAGATGCTTGTCCAGTATTACTCTTAGAATCTTGAGCCGAAACTGTAATAGTAAATGTCTTACTTGTACTTGCTACTTTTGTAACTTTTATATGATTATTGCTTGTTGTATGTACAACTGTAGCATCATTAGTATCAGCAATACCTGAATTAGCAACTGTAATTGTAAGAGCGGAATTTGCTGTAACATCATCATTGACAGTATATGTTATATCAGCTACAGTTCCACCAGCTGAACCTCTTGTAAAAGTTGTTGCATTTAAAGATACTGTGGGATTTTCATCAACACTATCTAATCTAAACCAACCAGTACCATTTGTAATATAATAATCTTGCCCTAGTGTAGAAAATGCAGTATCTCCAGCTGTTAATCCACTAGTGGGTAAAACACTACCATTTGCATAAGGCAAAGCTTTTCTTGTTTGATGTCTTATTGTTGAATATGTTGACATATTTTCTTCCTAATGTGCTGAAAAACCAGTGGGTACGGTACCCTTTATTTTATCACCAATTCTGAAAAAACCTTTAGAAGTTCCAGAACCACCACTTGAACCTGAACCAAAATTAAAAACAATATTGCCGTCAGCACTACCACCTAAATTGTGTCCACTTCCAGTAGTCCCAACATTTGAAGCGGGTGCACCACCGTCACTCCAACCAATAGTTCCTGTACCATCTTCACTACGCCCTACCCAACATTTTCGGGTGTTTGAATTATAAGCATAATGAAAAACAGCCCCAGTCGCAGTTCCTAAGTTTGAGCCTGCCCCAGGTGCATACATTTGTGCATTACCACCATAACAATTAACTGTACCCGTAGTATTATAACCAAAAGCACTTGAAGTTGCTCCGCCAAACAAACCCCACATTAAATATGCTCCAACGGCACCACCACTATTTTCAGAATTAGCTAGTGATGTACCTTCAAAATCTAATTCAAAATAATAATTACCAACTCTAAGAGGATTACTTCTCCAAGCCTCTGCTCCAGTACTATTTGTAGCTCCAGATACTGCAAATCCAGAATCGCTACCATTTAATCCTGAAACACCATTCCAATTAGCACTCCAAGAAAGTGAACCTGGAAAAGTTATTTCTTGTCCTGATGGTTCTAGATATACTGTTTTTGTAGTTGTAGCAACACCATCATTAATTGATAAAGTAAAGTCAAAATCACCACCATAAGTTCCCATTGCAACTCTTACGTGATTATTAGAAGTAGTGTGTGTAAATGTAGCGGCATTCGTATCAGCAATACCTGAATTGGCTATTGCCATAGTAGATAGAGTTGCTCCAGGACCATCATCAGAAACAGCATATGTAAAATCCATAACAGCAGACGAACCAGCATATTTGGAACGGCTGTCAGTAGTTGAATTATCAACTGCTCCAGCCCTTGTTATTGTGATAGTTGGAGCATTAGAGCCTTCTGATAGAATAAACCAAGCACTACCATTCCAACAATATAACTTTCTATCACTTGTAGTATATGCTGTTTGTCCTTCAACTAATCCAGTTGTAGGTAAAGCGGCTAAATTTGCATATAATAAATGTTCAGGTTCATAACGTACACTTTGATATACTGTCATATTATTATCTCTCTGTTAAGAGCCAACCTTGAGCGGCATTATAATAAACTAATCCAAAGGCTGCCCTATTTGTTGATATTGTTAAGTTAGAAGCATCACCTTGTATTTTATGACTGTTTCTATTAACTGTAATATTATTTGTACCTGCTTGTCCTGTAGCATCTATAATTCTTAATTCATCACCTATTGTAGCAGAAGCTGGTAATGTAAGTGTTCTAGCGGCAGAACAATCAACAAGATAACCTTTATCTTTGGCAAGTGTGACATTTGAAGAACAGGCTTCGTAAGCTACTCCACCACCATCAGAACCATCGGCACCTGGAACACTTAATGATACCCATTGATTAGAACTACCATCTTCGTATCGTATAAACATTTTAGCTACTGATGAGTCGAACCAGAGATCGCCATTTTTAGGAGTCCCTGGTGCAGTATCACTTACTGTTGCAGAACCTGCCGCGGCCGAGACATTGAATGTTCTTAATGCTAAAATATCTCCAGATGCGGGTGCTCCACCTTGGAAAGTAATATTTGGACTTGCATATGTATAGTCTGTTGTAGGACGTTGTACAATACCGTTAACTGTTACAATTACATCATTTAATCCCACAACAGGATCAGCTAACTTATATACTGTATTCGAACCATTACAAGTAAAAGTTTGAACATTTATACCAGCTTTATTAGTAAATCCACCTGAAAATGAACGAATCATAACTGCTGTGCCAGATGCAGGTGCTGAACCAAATGTAACTGTTGTTCCTGCTATTGTATAATCAGTTGTTGGACGTTGCATCAAGCCGTCTACAGATACAATAATGTTATTTGCTAGATTTGTAGCTATTGGTGAAGTAAAAGTTGTAGCTGAACCAGAAGCAGTTGCGACAGTAAAATCTCCCCCAAAATTTCCATTAGCACTTACAGAAGTACCACCAGTTGCAGAAATTGTTAGAGTATTATTAGCATTATGTCCTGCTATTTGAATATTATTTCCTGGTTGAATATTCAATCTTTGTGTGGCGCCTGTTGCTATAACAGTATTTCCACCATTAATTGCTACTGATGAGAAAGAGTTACCACCTGCTCCACCAGTAATTGTAATTGTTTTAGTAGTACCTGTACCACTGGCTGTAACTGTTGAACCTACGAAATTCAATGTTGTAGCCGCAGTTGATAATGAACTACCTTCTTCTTGAATTGTTAAAGAACCACCAACAGAACTTGGTGCCCATCTACTATTTCCATTATCCCAAACTAATGCTTGTCCATCAGATGGTGATGCATTATGTACATTACTCAATGCAGATATACTAGCCGCGGCTATTCTTGCATCTGCTCTAGCATTCGTAAAATATAAATTAGATGAACCTTCTGTTATTTCATCAGTATTATCTTTTGTTGCCACTTGTGCATCAACGTAGGCCTTAACAGATTGTTGACTCGGTGGCCTACTAGCTGAGTTTGTTGACATATTATCTTCATCAATTAAAGATAAATCTCCTGCATCTACATAAGCTTTTACTGATTGTTGTGATGGAGGACGAGTAGCACTATTTGTACTCATATTGTCTTCATCAATAAGTGTTAGAGCATTAGGTTGTGCATCTACATATGCTTTAACTGATTGTTGGGAAGGAGGCCTAGTAGCTGAATTGGAAGACATATTATCTTCATCAATTAGAGATAATCCAGATGCATCAACATAAGCTTTAATAGATTGTTGTGTAGCAAGTGCTGTCGCTGAGTTTGAACCCATAGCATCTTCGTCTAAAATATCGGTAACTGATACTGCACCAGTACCACTTAAACCATCAAACTCTACTGTACCTGTTATATTAATACCACTAGCTGTTGTTTCAAATTTTTGAGAACCATTATGCTGAAGAGTAACAGCACCTGCTGTTTCAAAAAATGCACTAGTTTTAGCTTGATCAACGCTATTAACTCGTATATCAGTACCTGAAATTCGTAAGATACCTGTGTCGTTTTCTATTCTTGATTCAGTACCAGTATGATAGATACTTAAATCTTGATCGGTACCAAAGTTTAATCTATCATCTGTTGTGCCACCACTGTCACGAAAATTAATCAGTTGCCCGTCTGTGTCTAGTGTACCACCTAATGAAGGTGTAGTATCTTCACTAAGATTTTGTAAAGCTGAGATTGTAATTGTTTTAGTAGCACCTGTTCCAGAAGCAGTTACTGGAGTACCAACAAAATTTAATGTTGTTCCAGAATTAGATAGAGAAGAACCTTCTTCTTGAACTGTTACTCCACCAGCACCGAAATCTGTATAAGCAGAACCATCATTTGTAAACTGCCATTTATCAGTAGTTTCATTCCATCTAATAGCAACATTAGTAGCAGAACCTCTTTCAATTTCGATACCACCATTTTCAGAAGGAGTACCAGATTGATTACTATTAATTGTTATTAAATTATCAGCAAGTTTTATTGTTTCAGTATTAACAGTTGTACTAGTACCTGCTACTGTTAAGTTACCAGATACAATAACATTATGTGAAAATGTAACTTGTCCACCAACACTTTGTTCATCTCCAGACGCATTACCAGTTTCAAGAAATAGTGTAGTAGCATTTGCAACTTGTAATCTATCACTTATTAATGTTCTGAGTGCTGTATTAGTACCTGTTAAATTAGTATTAACTAATGTTGTTCTGGCAGTTTCAGCCGTAACTAAACTTCTGATTGCTGTATTTGTTGCAGTTAAATTAGTATTAACTAATGTATTTCTATTTGCTTCAGCCGTAACTAATGCTCTTATGGCAGTATTAGTACCTGTTAAATTAGTATTAACTAATGTATTTCTATTTGCTTCAGTAGTTATTAATGCACGTAATGCCGTGTTTGTTGCAAGTACTGTAGAATCGTCTGTACCTCCTGCACCAGCGGCTAACATTGCACCAGTTATGGTACCTGCTGTTATTGTGTTATTTGCGTGAAGTTTTGCGTTTGTACCGAAAACTACTGTTGATGGTGAGTTTACTGCCAAACCATGCTTGGCTACGAATGCTTTTGATGATGCCATTAGATTTCCCTGTCCGTCTAATAGATTATTATTTTCTTTCTATTTATAAGAAACTAAAGTGCATCTATTTTTAATTTATCATTCGCATTTTTAATATAGTTTATAATATCTAGTCTACCCATTCCTGCTCCAGTTGAATTTTCTAGATAATATTTATTGATGTATACTATAAAAGCTTCGATATCTTTAGGGAAACATTCTCCACCAAATCCTAATTCTCCATCAGAATTGGGAGCTTTCATATGACTTGGTCCAATATTTTTCATTTGTGACAAAGCACCAACCATTTGTTCATAATTTATTTGTGGAGGTAATTTTCTTTTTAATTCATGAAAAAATGTAACTTTAGTAGCTAGAAAAGAATTATAAGCATACTTAATTGCACTAGCAGTTTGTCTATCTGTTTCATAAAATCTTTTATGATGAAACACTTTCTTCCAAAAATCGATATTCTTTTTAGATGTTCCACCCACAACAAAGATTTCTTTTGTTTCAAAATCTTCTTTTGCGTGTTTAGCCCGTAAAAATTCTGGACAATATGTTACATTGTCGCTATATTCTTTTATGAGATCGGGTGTTACAGTACTTTTTAATAATACTGGTTTTGATGTTCCTATTTGATGTAGTACATCTTTTATTATAGTATCATCACACTCACCTTTAAATGCTCTTAGAGTATCAAAGTTTCCAGGTGCTGGTACACAAACTATAAAAGCATCTGCTTTTGATGATGTTATTGTTAAATTGTTTTCTAAAACTGGATCTATTAAATCTTGTTTTATTTCTTTTGCATTTTCTTCTAAGTAATCGCTTACTGTTTTTCCTACTACTCCGTAACCAACAATACCTATTCGCAAACTCTTCTCCTTAAATCGCTAGAACTAAATCTATGTTCTCTTTTATTAAAAAATAATTCAATATCTCTTTTCTTACATATATCACGGCCAGTAAATTCTTTATTTCTATATTCTTCACCTAATATTCTTATATGTATATCGTACATAGAAAGTATATCATCTAAATCTTGTTCAGTAGAATATGGTATTATTTCATCAACATATTTGATGCCGTTTAATTGAGTATATCTTTCTACGATTGTTTGTACAGGTGCATTCTTTTCTTTACGATCAATTGTGGGATCAGTTTGTAGTCCACATATTAAATAATCACATTGCTCTTTAGCTTCACGTAACATCTGAACGTGTCCAGCATGAAGTAAATCGAATGTACTACAAGTAAAACCTATTTTCATTTTCATACATAAATCATAACATAAAACTTTATAGTTGTCAACTACTTTTATGAAACTGCTGTTATTCCATATAAGTTTGATTGTGGTACTTGGAAATCTTTATCGTACACAGATTGTCCTTTAACTACTCTCATATTTGATATATATCCTTTGAAAGATTCTAAACCAGCTAGTCCTCCAACAGAGAATACATCAGCAGTACTATTACTAGAATCATCTTGTCCAGTATGAACACAAGAACCATTTATCATTACAAAAGCCTGATTAGCTCCAGTACCCTTTCTACAAACTGCTATATGAGTCCATTTCTGAAAAGGTATTTCAACTGTAGTATCGAAATTAGAACCAGCACCCTTATAATACCACACAAAATGATCAGTAGCCTGTATCGTACTCACTTTTGTTGAGTTATTAGTATTATAGCCCTGATGGCCCCAAAAAGTTTCATTAGCCGCAGAAGTTCTATCTCTCCAAATCCAAGCTTCCATACAATATGCACCTGAACCAAAAGCGAAATCCGCGTGAGATGGTGTTGTTATATAATCACCAGTTCCGTCAAAATATACAGAATACATACCACCTATAGGAGCAAAATTAGATACTGCGGCATTTCCACCAGTTGTCAATGAATGATTACCCGCTGAACCATCAGATATAGATGCGGCGTGACAAGTTAATAATTTAGTATTTGAAGCTGTAACTGTTTGTCCAGCTTGGAATGATGTTGATGTTGTGAGTGTTTGTAACTTCGGCTCAAATGGATATTTTGAATCTCTTGTCCATCTAAAATCTCCCATATTGAGAAAACTATAATCAGTAGTCCAATTTTCACAGGCTCCCATAAATAAAGTCTTATAGTAATTAGCCATATTCATATTTGCAAGCCATTTATTAGTTAAGACACCATTAACAAAACAATTTGTACTATGGCCTCCTGCTTGAGCATGTTTAATTGCTTGTCTAGTTATTGCTACGTGATACCAAGTGTCATCAGAACAAGTTACACCACTAGTTTGTTCCCCACCATTTCCTTCTTTAAAGAAACGAAATGTGTTTTGTCTACATCTAATACCAGGGCCATGAGTCTGTTCACCAGAACTTGTAGTGGGTTGTTGAAATTGGAATATACCACCCTTATCAGCACTTTCTGTATGATCTTCAAAACGTACCCAACACTCCAATGTATAATCTGTATATCCATTTGGAACCCAGAAATTTTCAATCCATTCGCCGTTAAGGTTTTTATAAATTTCAGCTTTATTATCAAAATCATATCTATTAAATGGAATCACAGTCTGATAATTATCACCTTTAGCCCAAGTAGGTATACCAGAAAATTTTACTTGGCTTGTATCAGAAGCACTAGCCGCATAGCCATAAGAGTTTCTCCAAGGTACATGGCTAACAGGATCTACAATACCACCCTCTTCAAAATTCCATAAAATTTTACAATTAGTAGCAGTCATTGAAACATTAACATTAGTTTCTGATGGATATTTACCACCTGTTTGAGTTAAAGGTCCATTTGGAGGTGTGAAATTTCCAGTATAAGCGGCTTGTCCCTTCATAAATCTAACATCTGTTATATGTCCAGAGAAACCTGTACCAACATTAAAACCACCTGAACTAATGGCTTCTGTCGCAATTCCAGCTCCCGACTCTGTGGCTCTTAACTGTCCATTAATATATAATTTAGCAACATTACTAATTCTAGTACCAGCAATGTGATACCAAGTATTGATTTGTAATGGATTAGTCGCTGAGTCCATATCATATTTTGGATAATTGGAATCACCCCATTTACGAAATTGTAACTCGCCGTCAACAAAACCTATCCACAATTTACCAGATCTTTGGCTAGTCGAATGGGGAAGATTATCACCAGATAATATTTGCTGATTAAAATTTGATAAGCCAGCAGAATACTGTTCGCCAGTATTGGTAGCATCAGAGTAAAAAGATTTTATATAAACCCAACACTCTAGAGAAAAATCTTGTGAAGAAGTTAACTCAAATGCCGCAACTACATCTGAGTGTGTGCTAGACTGTAAACCATAAAGTCCAGATTGACGATTTCTAGTTGGAAATAATGCAGAACCACCGTGTATAGATTTATCCCAAGGTGATGTCATATTATAAGGAGAAGCAACAATAGCCTCAACTCCACAATCTTGGTAATAATCAGCACCAGTTTGTGTATTTCTAGGCAAAGAGTTCATATAATTTCTACCAGTTAAATCTTTTGTATCTGATATGTATGGCATTAAACCTGTTCTAAATATTGTAGTACCTGAACTATAATCTGCTAAAGTTTCCGTAGGTGGTGTGAAGGCTGCCGCATAAGCTTGAGCACCTTTGACAATTCTTACGTCAGCTATGTAACCTTTAAAATAATTTCCAGCACTAGCCTGAGTAGCACCCAATCTAACTGTACCAGAAGTTCTATTAAATGCTTTTACAGTAGCAGATCCAGTAACAGTAGCACTTCCTACTAGAATACCATCAACATAAAATTTTAATCCGTCACTAGCATCTCGACACATTGCTATGTGATGCCATTTACAAACATCAAAAAGTCCTATTCCGTTCATATATGCAGGTGAACCAACAATGTCATTACCATCAAATCCACCAACTTGCCATCCAGTTGATGCATTATATTTTATTCCTACAACATTTTGAGATTGTCCTGTCGCCGCCATTTCAAATAATGTTCTAGTACCTGAATTATCAAATGACATAAACCACATTTCTATAGACATAGCACCAGAACCAAATTCAAAATCAGCATTTTCTCCAGGTATATTTTGATCTGTGATATCTAAGTAATCATTGCCTTCAAAATACATACAATAACCTTTTGGTCCATAAGGTGAAACACTACCTACAAGCATTTGATCTGTTGAGTTGGACCATGTTAAATTTGATATAGTAGTTCCATTAGACATGGCAGTTAATGCTGGAGGTCCAGCACCCCACTTTGAAAACTCATTATACTTATCATTGCCAAATCCTGTCAGAGCCGCCCAATCGTATACTGTATCAGGAACTGGCTCTAGAGAACTATATTCTATTGTTAATGAATCTGTTCCAGTATTAACACCATCTGTAGCTGATACAGTCAAAGTTGCTCCAGTCCAATCAGTAGCTTTAGTGTTTGTTATTCTAAGAGTGTTATTTGCTGTAGTATGAACTATAGTAGCTTGACTGGCGTTTGCAATACCAGAGTTAGCGAAAGTAACTGTTGTTGGTGTTCCTTCTGGTTCTACTACTGTATAAGTAACATCAAGAGTATTACCTGTTGAACCCCCTACTTTAATAGAATCTACACTAAGAGTTATATTTGGAGAAGTATTAACTGTAGTTATTTTATACCAACCTGAACCATTAGATATAAAAAGTGTATTATTACCACTACTATAAGATAGTGTTCCAGCAGGTGAAGCAGGCCAAGCCAAAACATCATTATTTGCTACAACTGTAACTGCGGCCCCACCTTGAACACCTAAACCAGCTTCAATGACACTTACGTTAGCTTGGGAATCTGTTATCTTTAGATTACCACTATCAGCTCCCATAATAACTCTTGAGGCACCTGTACCGATTGTTACAGTATTTCCTGATGTTTGTGAAAACGGAACTTTTTGTACCATAATTTATACCTTACCTTTTTCTATATTTATCTATAGCAAAACTTTATCTTGCTACGCCTATTCTTGTTATCTTTAAATTCAATGTTCCTGTTGATGCAGGTGTTGCTCTTAATCTAAGTGTTCTTGGTGGACCCACATCTGAGTCTGCTGAGAATGTTACTAGATTTGTTGATTGAATATCTGAAAATTGAGTGTAGTCACAATCTGTGGCTGAAGTCATAGCTACAACAACTGTACAATAATGAAAGTCTGTGCCCTTTGTCGCCATGATATTATAAACTACAGAACTTGTATCTACAGCTTGTACAGAGTCAACAGTTGATATTGACGTTCCCGTTGCAGTTGTTGATATCTGTGAATATTTGTCTGCTAAATCCGCAAATATTCTTGCTTTACTTTTTGCCATTATGCTTTCCTTATACGTGTAGCTTGTATTTTAAGTTTTACTGATGTTGTTGCAGGTTGAACTTTTATTCTACATAAATTATCAGCCACATCAGTAGTTACTGCCATTATGCTTCCGTTACTATTTATACGCCCAAATTCTGAAACGTATGATGAACCTCTATCGTGTGCAACATTATACGTTCCGAAAGAAACACCATTTGGATTTGTTGCTTGTATTAGATATTGTGCAGAAATGAAATCAGCAGTAGGAAACTGATCGATAACTGTTGCTGACGTATCATCAAAAGACAATATCTCTTTTGTTTTAAGAACAGTTGTATTCGCATAATGAACTTCGTTTTGTGCAGATAGAACTGCTGGTTCTGGTCCATGAGAATCAATTGTAATAACATCATTATTTGAAACGGGTTCAGTAAGAACAACTCTTTCACCATTTACGGCTGTCCAGTCTGTTGTTGCTTTTAGTTTAACACCATTCAAAAAGACAGTTGTTTTATTTAATTCATATTCTAATCTTTGTCCAAATCTATCATTACCATTAAAAGTAGTTTGTCCTTGTGAAGCATTAAATTCAAAAGATTGATAAGGATATGCTCCTATAGACTCAACCATTACGACATCATTATTGCCTGCGGCATCTTGAAGAACAATTGCACTACCATTTGTTGCAACGAAATCCGTATTTGCTCTTAGTCTAAGTCCGTTTAAGAATACTTTAACTCCACCACCTAATGGATTAGCCGCTGTATATGATAATGTTTTACTTCCAGCATCTGAACCACTAATTGTAGTTTGTCCTGCGGTAGTGACATAGTTGAAGTGATCAAAAGATTCAGAACCATATTGTTCAATAGTGATAATGTTATTGTTAGCAATACCATCTTGAAGAGTTATTGAATTAACATCTGTTTCTACATAGTCAACTGTTGGGCGTAATTTTACACCATCTTTATAAACTGAGACTGAACCGACTGTATAGTTAAGAACACCTTGACTATCAGAAGAACCTTTAATTAATGTTTGTCCTGTATTACCAGTAAAATCCCATTGTTGAACAGCTAAAGAGGCTCTAACAGATACGTTAGCAGTATGTCTTGAAGAACCTTGATAAGCCGCGGCACCAGTAAATGTAACTGGCCCAGTAAAATTAAATTCATTTGATGAAGTAACGGGTTGAGTAAAAGTAACAGCACTATTAAATGTAGCATTCCCGGCAAAAGTAGTATTACCAGACATAGTTGCGCCAGAAAAATTACCTGATGCTGATGCGGCTCCAAATGATAATGTACCACTTCCGTCTGTTTTTAGAAAATGTCCTGCAGAACCATCAGTAGCTGGAAAAGTAAGATTTCCATTTGCTATTTGAAATCCACCAGAACCTACTGTAAGATTATGTGGATTTGATCCAAGTTCGAAAGTGTGAGTTGCGTTTGCGGAATATGCTCTTCCGTCTCTGATGTTTAATGCTAATTCACCAGCGGTGATATTAGATAATGTAGGTACCTTACCCTTAACGGAGGTACGTTTTATCTTTACGACGGAAGCCATATATATGCCTTATTATGTTCAACCCTATATAGGGATATATTTTAATCTTTTAAGTGGGAAGTATAAACTCCCCACTTTATCTTACTCTTTATTTATTAGTAAGTTCCACCATCAATAACACAATCTAGTTGAGCAAGTGCGTGGCCTGTTCCCCCGGTATTAAGTGTTGTTGTTGGTTCAGCTTGATTATCTTTAAACAAGATGTATTTTCCGTCAGATGCATCTCTTAGAAGTCCAGAATACTTTTGTGTATTACTTGCATTATAAGTTCCGTAGAAACCAATGTCAACTGCATCTGCATTTGCACCAGTCTGATTAGCGGCTAACTTCAATGCTGAGTCATTAACTGTAACTGTTGTTGAAGATACAGTAGTTGTTGTACCACTAACTGTCAAATCTCCAGTAACAGCTAAGTTTCTTCCTACTGAAACGTCTCTGGTAACAGTAATATCTCCATCTGCGTTTCCAAGAGCAATTGTTACTGCGGCATCTTCAGCTCCAGAGTTTGCAATTGTAAAATCATTACCTGCATCGGCTAATGTTGCAACATAGTTACCAGTTGTATCTGTTCCTAATGCAACAGAGTTTGGCTGAATAGCCGCGGTACCAGTTACGTTACCAGAACCATCAAAAGATGCTGATGTCCAAACAACATCACCTGTCATTCCGATTGTTCTACCAGTTGCTAATGCTGTGGCTGTACTTGCGTTTCCTGTTACGTTACCGGCAACATTTACTGATGCTCCGTCTTTAAGTGTAACTACACCAGATGATACTGAAAAGTCACCACTATCAAAAGATGCAACACCTTTGTTTGATGTTGATGCTTCTTCACCTGTGACTGTTATTGTTCCAGAACTTTCTGCTACATCTATACCTTCACCAGCGGCAAAAGTTATTGTTCCACCCAATGCTGTTGCAGTAGTGTTAGAGCCATCTGAAACTGTGATACTTGAATTTGTTAGTTTGCTATTAGCGATAGAACCTGATAACATTGCATTATCTACTGCACCTGCGGCAATAGTTGATACACCAGTATCAGCAACAGTTATATCACCAGTGATAGTTGCAACAAGTTTACCTATAGTTGCTTTATGTATACCATCATCACCATCATCTTTGAATATTATTTCGTCAGCTATAGCTGGTACTTCAGCAGTTCCACCTTCAACAGCTAATGCCGTAAGTGCAACTTTATTAGCAGTTGATATATTAGATAATTTACTATCTGCTATTGAACCAGCAAGTTGGGCATTTGAAACACCAAGTGCTTTTATTGTTACTGCACCTGATGATACAGCAAAATCTGCCGTGGCAAATGATGCTACACCTTTAGCTGTTGTAGTTGCATCATCTCCTGCAACTGTTACTGTTGAGCCTGAACCAGATGTTGTTATTCCGCTTCCGCCCGCTATTGTTAAAGTACCTGAAGATGGTGCCGCGTTGCCACTATCTCCTGCAAAAGTATCACCAGCGGCAGTACTAAATGATATTGCGCCGTTTGATTCTCTTGCTATTGTTACTGATGCTGAACCTAGTAAATCTATATCATCATAAGCGGATCCGTCTTTAGTTAGACGTATACTTGCACCACCACCTGTGTGTGTAACAGCGGCCGTGTCAACATTATATCTATCACCTGAGATTGTTATAATGTCAGAACCGTTTGTAGATGAAAAGAGTTTTCTATCAGCAGTATTAAGGGCTAATTCTCCAGCTTGAAGCGAACCTCCTGATGGAGCTGAACCTCCCGTATTCGATCTTTTTAGTTTAATTACCGCAGCCATGGGCTAAACTCCTTACTTTGCTTTTAAAACTTCTCCGAGTCCCTTTCGAGGACTATCTTTTGTCTCTTTATTTATAATTATTGAATCATCAACATCTTTGGAACCATAACAAAGATTCATATAGAAAGTTTTATCTTGTTCTGCTTTCTCTAATTTTTTCTCATAAACTTCAATTTTTTGAGCCCATTCTATCTGTAGACTTTGTGGAATAGGCATATTTTCATTATCTACTCTTAATATTTTTAAATCTTCTTTTAATTTTGTATTTTCTTCTTGTAAACGATTAATTTTAGTTTCAAATCTATCTGTATCTTGTTCAAAATTTCTTTTTATATTCATTAAATCATTAACTGGACTTATTATTCTTCTTGGCATTTTATCTTGTTCTACAATATTTGCTTTATCTTTAATAAGCTTTGCAGGCCTAATTCTTCTTTTCCAAACTAATTCTAGATTATCTTCATAGTATGCTACTTCTTTTTGTAGCTGTACTATCACTTTATCTACACCAGAAATTCTTTCAAGAGCAGAATCTAAACCTTCTTTCTTCTTATCTAAGTCTTTTAATTTCTTAGCTTGTAGAACTAATTGAGCCCTTAAATTAATTATAACTTGATTTAAGTTAGCTATCTGTTCTGATTGAGATGCTAAATATGTCTCTTCAATTTCTTCATTACTAAAATCACTCATTCATTACTCCTAGTAAGTTGCTCCATCTATGTCACCAAAAGTCGGAGTGCCATTTGCGGCAATCTGTAAAAATTCACCATTTGTTCCCGTTACAAAAGCTAATCTACCAGCAGTTGCTCCAATTGGAACTCCGTTTACTGTAAATGATCTTATTCCTGTACCACCACTATTGGCAGATAAAGCTGATGACAAGTTTAAAGTATTTATAGTCGCTGTCCCAGTTACAACTGAGTTTGTAGTTTTGATTGTATTGTTTGCATTTGTGATAGTTGTTGTTCCAACAGTCACAGTATTAGCTTGTACTTCTTTAGCACCAACTGTTACAAAGTTATTTGCAGAACCGATACCCATAGCACCAATATATCTAGCACCTGCAACATAAACTTTTCTTGAACCACTTACAGAACTTGGAATATTTGTACCTATAAAATGTACAATCCCTGCTTGATAATCGAAAAACCATTCATCATTGTTACCAGAACCTGTTCCGAATAGTTGTGTACCAGAACTTACTGGATTAGTCGCACTTGCGGCATCTGAATATATTTTAACGAGATATGTTGAACCAAATTCAGGTGGAATCCAATCTGTTAAACCAGTTTTCCAAGTTCTTCTTGCTGTAGATGTTCCATCTTCTGCACACTCTATTGATGTTGTAGTATCATATATTCGAACATGGGTTGATGTTGCACCCGGTTTAGTTGCGGGAATCTTATCAGCTTTAGTCCAAACTTTATCGCCTCTAATAAGCAATGGAGATACAATAGCTTCATTCGGTGCTTTCTTAGCCGCATTAGTGTCTGTTTTTGCTACACCATAACCTAACTTTTTCCAAAGATAGTCAATTTTTCCTGAATCAGATATAGCCATTAGCTTGGATCTCCAATAGATAGTGCTGTTAAACTGTCATCACTATTTAGAACGATTGAAACTAGTATTTGATTTTGATGAGAGTTTGTAGAAGAAATTGTTCCAAGAGTCAATGTGAATGTTCTATTAGTATATGATGTTCCGTCTGCTATAATGTCAGCACCTGTTTCAGCAATACCATTACTTCCATTACCACCATTTCCTGTGTTTGAGCCTGGAACTCCAGAACCAGCATATTGAATAGATGCATCACCCCAACCATTTAATGAAGAAGCAGAATCGATAGTTGTTCCCGGTACAGCGACATATAATCCTGAAACTTTTCCAGTCAATGTAATACCGAAACGTGACACAGTTGTTCTCTTAAATGCAAAAACAAAATGTTGGGCGCCAGAACGGCCTGTATTTAAATTTGGACCAGCTGGTAAATAACCACTTGCTAAATTAGTTGTGAAGTGCTTTAGTGTATCGTATCGAACAACTGCTTCTGAAGTACCTGCTATTGTTCTATTACCTGTCCACACATTGTTTGAATAATAATCAGTAGAACTATTAAAAGCTGGTGTACCACCAGTTAAACTGTGTATACGTTTTCCATCTGTATCAAATCCAGCTCCTAGTGAATCTGCTACTGCAATGTTCTCTTCGTCAAGAGATTGACTACCATTATAAGCTTGTACAATAGTCCCTGATAATATTGCGGCACTACCAGTACCATTTGGATTTTTTGCTTTAAGTTGTATTAATTCTGCTCGTTTACCACCACCATTTACAGCAACATTTAGATTAGCTATAGCATAAGGCGATGAAACACCAATATTAACATTTGGAACACTACTTGTCAACATAGTTGTACTTCCATCTATATTCGCATATGTGTAGTTATTTGTTCCGAATGCCGCACCAGAAGTACCTTCTTGATTTGTTGAGTTTTCTACTACAACTGGAGAAGTTGTGTTTTGATAACATTGTCCAGTAAAATTACTAATAGTTACACCACTAAGAGTAAGAGTAGCATTATTAGTGTAATATGGTACACCAGAAATATACTTTAAAGTTCCAGCAGAATTTTGAGTTAATGATGCTCCACCAAGATTGACTGTCGGTGCTGAAGTAAGACTGTCTTTAATAAATTTAACTGTGTTTGAATTACCCAATGTAGATTGAATTTGATAAGAATGTAAACCCGTGGCGTGAGAACTTCTTGATACTCTAGCTTTATAACCTTCATATAATCCAGGTGCATATATTCTGGCTGAAGTTGCAACTGATGTACCAGCGGCATTGAAACCATTATAATCTGTTTCTGAATCTATAATCAAACTTGAATATGTACCCGCATCATCGG